CCGCCGCCCGTGGCGAGCACCTGCCGCGCGACCGGGGCGACGCCGTAGAAGCCGATGCCCGTGGCGTTGCTCTCGATCGCCTTGGTGGTGCCGTCGGCCTTGGTGATCTCGACGGTACCACCAGCCACGGCGGGGCGCAGGGAGAGGTTGGCCACAGCACCACGGACCACCTGCGAGGTCAGGATCCCAACCCCCGTGATGTCGTTCGAGCCGCAGATCAGGGCCGAACCCAGGGAGCAGGTCGTCAGCGTCTTGTTCGAGAAGGTCTCCGCCTCGGAAGTGTCCAGCCCGAACTCCGTGTCGTGCGTCTCCCCCGAGTAGCCCGAACCCAGGTCGCGAACCTGGAACGAACTCCCCAGAGACGGGATCAACGCCAGAAGCGTCGCCGTCGCCGTGCTCAGAACGATCGCCTCCCCGCCCTTCAACGTCCCCTGAAGAGGATTCGGAAGAGTGAGCGGGTCCACAGACACATTGCGAATCTCAGTAGCCATGATCGGTGCTCCTTGAAAACCTGGTTGATCAACCGCCAAGGACACTAACCGATCCGGAAGAATCTGTGCAGTAGCCCCCACCATCCAGAACTACAGCCCCCCGTGCAAACAAGTGTACCAGAACTGTATCTCAGAATCTGAATAGGAAAGAACACCCAGCTTATCCTGTTCATGAAAACAGCAGGGTCGGTCGATTGTGAAAAAAGAAGCACCCAAAAGAGGGCAAAACACTTCTCAAACAGCAGAGCGAACCAGATCGAGATACCTGACCCAGTGTGCCAACCCGTGCACACCCTCCCTGGAAACTAGAATCTCGTTCGTTCGGGGGTACCTCCCCCCACCCTGAGCACCAAACCGACCCCCCTCCCCCATAGTGAGAATCAGAATCTCTAACCTAGTTCTGTCCAGCCGAAACTAGATCATGAGATGTAGAATCAGAATCAGAACTAGCAATGTAGATAGTGAGACCGAGAATCAGAAAGCTCTAAGCCAGTTTGGGGTCCCAGTGACAGAATGACAGGGGGAGTGACAAAGTGACCTGGCCCTGTAGCAGAATGTCACATGTAAAGGGGTGTGACACCCTGCACAGTAACGATCCGTTACTAGGCGCCGGAACACCCGGTCAGTGTACCCTTGGATGCAGTCTGCATCTAAGCCCGCCAGGTGCTATGACATTGATGTCGTGGTCTAGAAGACTGCTACGCAAGAAAGTCAAAACGTGCCACGACTGAATGGTGATTCATTGAATGCCGGTCAATAGCGGGGCTGGAATGTGAGACTAGCTAGACGTTTCGACGTAGTGCTGTCAGGAACGGCGTAGCACGGGTCTGCACGCTAGAACACCTCACCCGAAAACGTGGTCGACGGAAGGGTACCTAGAACGCCAGCAATGACCGGGTGAACGGCTGATCAGTGCCGTTTTACCGGGGGGTGTAAGTTTGGGGTGCCGGACGGCCATATGCAGGTATCGACATAGGCGGATATGAGAAGGGTTCTCACAATGCCGCCGGGAGATATTGAGAATCAGACTCATATAATCGTCCGGCCAGACGGAAACATTGACCAAACGGTCAGGGTTTGCAGTGGGCCAGGTTATGAGAATCAATCTCACAATGCCGTTCCGGCGCTGTATAGGTGGCGGGAGATATTGAGAATCTCTACCAGAATGCTGCAAGGGTGCCAGCGGCGTCTGTAGCGGTCGAGAGGTGCCGCGGGTCGCATGGTGCGGCGTCGAGCCGTTGCCGCCGCTGTAGGTGCCGCAGCGGCGCGGCAATCGGCCATGGTGCGGCGTCGCACCGTCGAGCCGTCGCAAGGGTCGCACGCTGGCAACCCTGGATTACACGGTCAGGTAAACCCGTTTCGACGTGCTGAAAACGCTTGAAAACAAGGGGTTTTCAGAAAACGACAAAGAAAGCGTTGCAGGGTGTTGCATTCCTTTGCACGCCGATCTAGGTTTGGTGTGTCGGAAGGGTTGCGGTGAAACGCGAGAACCCAACGGCAACCCAAACGGCACCATGCGTGCTGCGACCCCAGCGGGGTTGCGAGGGTCTTTGAAAGCTTTGGTCACGTTTCACGGTCGACCGGACCATGCGACCACTCTAGCAAGCGTGCGATGCACGCTAGAGCGGTGTGACGGTCGACTAGCAGTGAGAATCGCGGTGCTTTCGCTCCCATCTAAGGGTTGCAGCCGTGTGCCACATTGCGAAACAACCTCCGACGGAACGGTCGCAAGGTTGAACGCTGGAACGTGTGAGGGTGCTAGGGCAACCCGATATCAGAAACCCCTAGTCGAATACGCGGCCAAAAGCCGCCGTACAGTCCAGCGGCGTAACGCTGGCAAAGATAGATCCCCCTATGACGCTTGCGATGGGAGAGCAGACCAACGCTGGCAACCGTACCCCTGAAGTACGGCCCAGCGGCACACCTAGTAGCAGTCGTCATGCGACATAGGGGAAAGGAAACGATAAAGCGCCCTCGCAAGAGACTCGGCGCATGAAACGTAACCCGGTGTAGCCCTTCACCGAAAGCTAACGGGCCATCGCACCATGGGTATTCAACCATGGTGCAACACCACAAACCCCATACAATCCAGGGGAAGCCAAGAGTTTGGATTCAATCCCGCGCAAAACGGCGCGGAGCACAATCCTCGCGGTGCAACCCCCAGGAAAGTCTACTGATAACCCCCCATGCACGAATGGGACCACGGGCAGTATGAATGGGCGCAAGCCACACAATGCAGCAACGGAACTCCCCCGGCGGATTACACCGCACGGGGAGCTCCCCTGTAGCCCCTCCCTATGGCCGCACTGGCCAGTGTTAGAGTCTACAGGGGAGCTCCATCGTCTAGCGTGGTGCTAGACGGGGCCCCGATGGTGCAATCATGGCAACGATCAAGACTGCGGTTCTCCGGGCGCTCCTCGCCCACACCTCCCCCTCCACCCCGGCGGCGCTCCGCCCGTGGGTGAAGCCGCCCACCTTCGGGGAGTCCAACGGTTACTCCACCCTGGCCCGCCTCTCCGACGCCGGGACCACGGTCGAGGCCCTGGACGCCGCGGGCCTCTCGATCCAGAGCGAGGTGCTGGACAGCCAGCGCCGGACGATGGCCTACGGGGGCAAGGCCGCCGAGCTCCCCGACGGGGAGGTGCGCCGGGCCCGGTACTACGCCTGCGGCCACCGCCGCGCGGTCGCCTATCAGGTGACCCCGGCCTCCTCCCCCTCCGGCCTCCGCCCGGCCTCCCTGCCCGGGGGGGTGAAGGCCCCGGTGTTCCAGGCCTGGTACAGCGCCCTGGTGTCCGCCGCCGCCAACGCGACCGGCGACACGGTGGAGGTGCCCCCCATCGCCGGGACGGGCGATATCGTCGGGGGCACGGCCTCCCCCCGCGTCTCGGCCCCCAGGGCCTCCGGCCCGTTCGGGAGGTTCCAGGGCCTCCGCACGCTCCTCGGGGGGGTGATCGCTGACATGGGCTCCCTCCTGGAGCAGGCCGACGACCCGGAGGCCACCAAGCCCGCGGTCCAGGCCCTGACCGCCTGGGCCCTCCAGGCCCCGGTCTCCGTCCTCGACGGGGTGACCGCCGACGCCTTCGACACCACCACGATCCGCCAGGGCTCCCCCGTGGTGTTCGTTGACGGCAGCCCCGCGCTCCGGGTCGCGGGCTTCAAGCTCAAGGCCGCCAAGATCGCGGAGATGCCCCTCCCGTGGCGCGTCCAGTCCATCGCGGAGGGCGTGGCGACCCTCGACCACGGGGTGACCGCCAAGCTCCCCGACCTCCGCCGGTACGTCGCCCCCAAGCCCGTCGAGGCCGTGCCCACCGCGGCCTGGAAGCCCACGGCGGACGCCCTCGCCACCTACGATGGCGCGGAGTGCCTCGTCGAGGGCATCTCCGCCGATGGGGAGGTTGCCTCCATCATCACCGCGGAGGGCGAGACCATCATGGTCGCGGTCGAGTCCCTGTCCGCCCCCCAGGCCTGATCCCACCTACGCCGGTCCCGGCATCGCCCCCCGAAAGGGGGGCTCCCTAGACTCTGCAACGTAGATTGCAGGGCGTAGAGAGCCCCTACCCACAACCTGTAACGGAGGATTCCATGCCCGTAGTTCTCTGCCCCGACACTCGCAAGCTCGCCCCCGAGGACGCCCGTAAGGTTTGGTGGGAGCTGGCCATCGGGACCACGCCCACCCGACCTCTAGCCCGCCAGATGGGATGGGGCCCCCTCGCCTATGTCGTCTCCGGCATGGTGTTCGGAGACGCCGACAAGATCCCGGGCGTGCTCCAGCTCTGCGAGGTCAACAAGAGCTTCCGTTCCGAGGGCCACGCCCTGGAGCTCGTGACGGAGCACGCCGATCGCCTGAAGGCGCTCCCCCGGCTCTGTGGGAGCGCAGCCGCCTCGGAGCGGTCCCGCGTCTGGCGGGTGGGCTGAGAGAACAAGGCAACGGGGGCGCCTACCTGGCCCCCGGCATTCTGCCCCCTCCCTGTGGTGGGGAGGGCCAGGACGTGCGGCTGCATGGATGCCGCAGGCCCCTACGAAAGGGGCGGAGGGTACACAAGCATGAGCAAGAGAAACAGGGAGACCCCCTCCGGGCTGGCCGCCCTCACCACCGTCTCCCGTAGGGTTGTCCCCTACGCGGTGGTCATGAACTCTCGGGGGCTCGTGGGAGCGTATGCCCCCCGGCCCCACGTCCCTGGCAAGACCGGACCGACCCTCAAGGGCACCCAGGCCCACTGGGTTGTCCAGGGGATCATCCCCGGTGCCTCCCCCGGCTCGGCCCAGTTCGTCTATGCCACGGTCGCATACGGGAAGACCGCCGCTCGCAAGGCCTCCCCAGTCTCCCGAGCAGGCGAACTGCTCTACGGGTTCTGCACCGGGGAGAACAACAGGATCGAGACCTGGAGGGCGAACTTCCCCGCCCTCGACCCCGAGTGGGGCAAGGAGGTCGCGGGCCAGGTGGTGATCACCTCCCGCACCAAGCTCCTGGACTGGGCCTGTGCCGAGGGCAGGAACATCCTCAAGGACGACGAGGTAGCGGAGCTCAAGGCCCGCCTCAAGCCCGACGCGCAGCTCTCCAAGCTCGGGGCCGAGTCCCTGGCCGCGAAGGACTGGAAGCGTCGCTTCCCCGAGATCCACAACCGCCCCCTGGTCACGGGACAGACCGTGCTCCGTGAGGGGCCCTACCCCCATCCCAAGAAGAAGTGAGCACCATGCCCAACGACACCAGCCTTCCGCAGTCCTACATCGACGAGCCCCAGGACGGGGCCATCGAGGACCACAACCTGCTCGCCCTCTGGAGCCTTGTCCGCAAGGCCTGCCTGGCCACGGACGGGATCATGGAGGACCAGGCCCAGACCAGGCACTACGTCCGGGCCTGTCGGGCGGTCCTGGCGGACCAGCACTTCGCAGGGGAGGACGACCTCTGGGAGGCCATGATCGACTTCCACAGGTTCGCGGACAGCACGGGGCACCCCAGGCTCGCCCACCTGGAGGAGCTCCTCTCCAGGGAGCCCTGACCATGAACCGGGACCAGCTTCGCTCCCTGGAGCACCTCCTCATGGTGCTGGAGTACATCCTGAGCGATCCCTACCCCCGTAGGGAGACTCTAGGGCTCTGCATCCAGGCCATCCTGGAGCTGCTCTACCCGAGCAAGGCACTCCCCTCATACGAGGGCCACGCCCTGGACTTCCTCCGTGATGAAGCCCGGATGCTCACCGTGGTCGCCCAGAGGGCCAGGTCCAAGGCCCTCAAGGAGATCACCCGCCTGGATCAGGCTGCCCAACAACTGGAAGCGGCCTGAGCCATCGCCTCTCGATCGCCCTGATCGGGAGGCTCCCTCGCACCTTCTGATTCCGGAGTTTCAGACTCCGGAGTTCCGGAAGGCGGAAGGGAGCCCCCACGGTTCCGAGGACCGCTGCCCCCTCTCCCTGGGCAGCTCATGGGTACAATCATGGACGACACGAAGAAGATGGGCACCGGGATCTTCCCGGCTGCCCGGTTGGTGATGACCGAGCCCACCTCGGTGGAGCTCCTCCTGGAGCAGATGTTCGGGGCTCCCCCTAGCAACGACGATCTCCCCCGCACCATGGAGGAGGAAGCCCGGGCCGGCTCCGAGGCCCTGACCGGAGAGCCGCTCCCGCGCTGCCCCGACTGCGGGGGATATCACGACGACGAGAACACGCCCTTCGGGGGCGCTCGCGTCCTGCTCATCTTCATCGACTGAACAACGCGGCCTCCCATCAGGGAGCGCCGCAGGCTGCACACGACCTGTCACCCCTCGTGGCCTCTGTACCCGGTACATGAGGGGCCACCACCAGGGCCGTGTGTAGCCTGGAGCTCTCCCCATGAAACTCACAAAGCTAGATGTCATCTGCATCACCGCTGTCCTGCTTCTGGGGCAGCACAACTACTTCGCAGACTCCAGTTGGAGCCTGGCCGGGATGGGCGCTGTCCTGGTGGCCTGGACCTGGTTATCGGACTGAGCCTCAACTCTGGCAGCTTCCTCCCCCGTGCGACGGGAGGCGGCCAGCCGGTGCTGAATGCCCGGAGAGGGATTGAGAGGGTACAATGGGCAAGGTGTTCACGTTGGATCTGGTCACGGACCAGAACAGGGATGGATGGGCATACGGCCTCCCGAACTGCGCCCGCATCGAGGGGATGCACGGGAACCTGGTCATCAAGGCCGAGTTCGGCTTCTCCAGGATCGACGACAAGGTGGAGGGTTACATCAACGGGGGGAACTCCTACGGTGAGGGCCGGATCACCGGCAATGCGAACCTCAATGGCAACTTCCTGGTCTACCCGGACGGCAAGATTGATATCACCAGGGCGGAGAACCGCCGCAGCGGGTTCTTCCTGCCGCCGCCCTTGTTCTGGGGCATGGGCGAGGTGGAAGTTCCCGACAACAGCGAGACCGTCATCGGCAACGCCCTCGCTTCCGTCTACGAGGAGCTGATCGAGAGCATCACCGAGGGACGGGCCAAGCTCTCCGAGTTCAAGGGCCAGGTGGACGCCAAGAAGGCCGAGAAGGCGACCGAGGAGCAGGCCAAGCGGGAGCAGCTCCAGGCCGAGCACAGCGTCGCCCTGGCCAAGCGCATGGAGGTCGACGAGGCCTACATCGTGAACACCCTCTTCCCCAACGAGCATCCCGTGAACCTCGCGACCTTCCTCAAGGGCAAGAACGAGGAGCAGCTCAAGCACATCCGGGACACACTCCGGGCCGCCATGGCCTGAGAGCTTCCGTCGAAGGCCCCTCGCCGGCCTTCCGGGAAGAACTCAGGAGTAGTACATGAAGTGTGCTATCGACTTCGTGAACTGGATGATGGAGCCGGAGGGCGATGGCAACGGTGCCCCGGCCAGGGCGTTGTACGGCTTCGCTGAGGATACGAACGTCCCTACCAGTTGGACGTTCATGGAGCGTGAGGATGTCCAGGATCTGCTCCAGCAGCCCTGGCTCGTGCAACGGGGCATCGCAAGCCATGCCGAGGTCGATATGCTCCTGGCCCAGTACACGCTCGGATTGATGGAGGACTGAACATGAGAAACCTATCGGGCCTTGCGAACTGGCTCCTGCTCCTCGACCAGGACATGGGCCAGGTGATCGACATGGACTTGTCGCCCCAGACCCGTGATGGAGTTGAGAGGGCGTATGCCCTGGTCTTCCAGAGGGAGCTCGTGGCCTCCGGGTTCACCCCCGTGACCTTCATCAAGGCCATGGAGAGGGCGACCACCCCCGCCTGGGTCCGGAAGTCAGGCCTGATGGGTCTGATGGAGATGGCCTCCCCGGAGAGCTGCTACTCGCCCCTTCATGACCCCAAGGCCTGCAAGGAGTGCCAGAGGGAGACGGTCAAGCCCTTCGACCCGGACGATCCCTGGGGAGAACTCGCCAGAATCGAGGTGCTGGCCGAAATGCTCCCAGAGGAGCGCAGGGCCTTCCTGAAGCGCCCATGACCCCCGATACCGCCAGGGCCATCATCACCCTGTATCTCATGGAGGACGAGTGAAGCCCATTCATTACACTGAGCTGGTTCGCTACATCCTCCAGACCACCTTCGATCGGTGGCCCAGCATCTTCTGGTACACGCTATTCTACCACGAGCCCCCTGACAGGCTCCGACTGGTCGAGTACAGATCATCGTTGCTCAAGACCTTCATCACCCCGCTGGGCAATGAGGAGTGGCTGATCCACTGGGCCAGGTCCAAGGGCTACATCGACGCCGAGGGGGAGCAGCAGGCGCTGGCGGCGTGGACGCTACACCTCATGGAATGAGCCAGGAGGTACCCTCCGGTTGCGCGGGAGGTGTCGCAGGATAGAGTAGGCGACCCGTTGAAACGGAGGCGCTGGAGAGGCTGGAAACGATGACGACGCACATGGACAGGGAGAGGCTGGAGGAGCTCGCGGTGCTGAACAGCCCGCACATCCCCAAGCTGGTCAACGACTCGGGGCGCAGGATGCGCTGGGTGGGCATCGGCTGGGTGGACGAGGGCCAGGCTCTCGGGGACGAGGAGTGCGTGGTCCGCAACTCCATTCCCCCCAGCCCCACCGACAGCTCGCCCCTCATCAAGCCCCAGTAGTGCCCACCAGAGTATCGGAGATCGACATGGCCTTCCGGGCGGACCACCCGGACAGGTTGACGATCTCCTACGACCTTCTCCGCGTACAGCAAAAGCACTCCGGTGAACAGCCGCCTCTAGGAAGGTACGACCCAGAGGAGCTGCTCGTATCCGGTCCTGAGTTACTGCTCCTGGTGACTGGGCTCGCTACCGATCATGACGGAAGGCTCGCCATCGCTGGGAACCCGATACATCCCTGGTATGAGTCCACGGATCGCTCCTTCGCCTGTATCGCTCCGATGCTCGAAGGTACGCTGAGAATCGTGGACGAGCTCAACGACAGGGCATGGGAATGGGCCATCCTGAATGGGATTCTCCGCGAGAGATCCATGCACACGGATCCCAGCATTGAAAGCATCATCAAGCCCTTCAGGTAGGAGCCGCCCATGGGAACTCGTATCTTCTCCTCCAAGCTGCTCCTAAGGCGCGACCACGAGAAGCACCTGCTGGAAGTAGCTACCAGGATCGTGCACCTCTACGAGGCTATTGGGCTCTCCTCGGACAAGCCCGACATGGAGAGCCTGATGAGCATGACGCTCCAGCAACTCTTCGGCCTATGTGAGCTGGACTTGCAGCCTCACTACAAACTCCCTGGCGCCTACGCGGTGTACACGGATCAGGGCGAGCTCCCCAGAGAGTACGAGACGATGATCAAGGAGCTCGCCCCGTTGCTCAGGGTGGGCAGCAGGATTGTCACCTACGACAGTGATAATGAGGACCGCAAGGTTGAGTACGTCCTGTCCAGGGGCCGTGTCTGGCTCTGGAGGAATGAGCACAGAGTAGTTTTCACCGGAGCAAGGAACGAGCTCTAGCAGCACTCCTTGTCTCGCTTCTGTAACGTCTGAGTAGAGAGGGTACACATCATGGGCATCAAGTACGATAAGGTCGCCTTCCTTGCGTGGTTCACCCCGGTCTCTGGTGGGTGGGGCCTCCCCGTCCTCTGGACGGGCTCGCCGGGGCTGGCCAAGACCGCCAAGAACAAGGCATGGGCGAAGCACTTTCTCTCCCCCTTCCTGCACCTCAGCCCCGGCCAGAAGGGGGACGGGTACTTCGGGGTCGTTCCCGTCCCGTACACCAACAAGCACAACCGGGACGTGCTCAAGTTCCCGATCAACGACGACATCGACAGGCTCATCGAGGTGGGCCACGGGCTGATCCTGGTGGACGAGCTGCGGTCGGCCCCGGGCATCGTCCGTCCGGCCCTGCTGGGCCTCTTCCAGGAGCGGATGTTCGGGGACGCGACCACTCCGGTGGGAGTGCGTGTCTGGGCGGCCAGCAACGCCACCAAGGAGGCCGTGAACGGTCGGCCCCTCAGCGCCCCGGAGGCCAACCGGGCCTGCCACATCCGGTGGCCCTCCCCGACGGCGGAGGAGATGATGCAGTACGGCGTCGCCTCCAGCGCGGAGTCGGCCTTCGCGGACCGCATCGAGCCCGACTACTCCGGGTACAGGATGGAGTTCGGCAAGATCGAGGCGGCTGTCCTGGCCGACCGACAGGCCCAGCGTGGTCGGGCCATGGCGGAGATTTTCGGGGGCTTCGTGGCCCGATACGACGGCGCGAAGGGCGACATCCTGCACAAGCAGCCGGAGCCCAACAGCCCCATGTCGGATGGACCCTGGCCCTCGCCCCGGTCGTGGACCAACGTGGCGGACGTGCTGGCGACCTACCGCACGCTCCGGCACCTGGGGATGATCTCCTGCAAGGAGCACGAGAGCGACGACCTGGAGCTCGGGGAGCTCATCCGTGGCTGCGTCGGCCCCATCGGCGGCGAGCTGATGGAGTGGCTCCGCGAGCAGGACATCCCCGACTACGGCCTCTGGCTGGACGGGAAGCTCATCGGAGACGCCGCCCCCAAGTTCGAGAGGGGTCGGGACGACAGGACGCTGGTCATCATGACGGGCAGCGCGACCCACATCCTCGCCCTCCCCAAGGGCTCGCCGGAGAGGAAGCGTCGGGTCGCGGCCTTCTGGAAGCACGCCCTGCACCTCTCGCCCATCTCCGGACTGGAGACCGTCCTCTCCGGCGCGAAGCTGATCCTGAAGAACGCGACGGAGACGGGCGACCTCTCCGACCTGTCCTCGCCCGACGGCCAGAAGTTCACCGCGGACTACCGGGCCCTCACCGCCCGGATCGCCTCCGGAGGCGATGGCGACTGACAGTAGCATGTCCTCCATGGACTGGGCCATAGACATGGTCGAGGTCCTGGACATGGAGCCTGCTGATGTCCTGGCCATATGGTACATCGAGGATTGCAGGGATAGGGGATTCCACATCCCCGAGCCTGCTACAGACAACGGCATGGAGTACGCAGTCTCCGAGCACGCATGGATGCATGGGGAGCGGGTCGTCAGGGTCACCAACCGGGCCGCCTTCATCGAATCAGTCGGAGGACCCGGCGGCGACCTGCTTAGGCTGGTCTACACCCGGAACCTCATGGAGGAGTGAAGTGGCGCCCTACATGCTCACACTCTGTAAGGGGCTGATGCAGCACCTGTTGAACAAGCCCCAGTGGGTGATGTCCGAAGACAGCGTGGAGGCGTACAACGAGAACGGCCTGGACATTCCCACTCCTGCTCCAGGAGCCGAGTGGAGAACTTCCACATACGAGTACAAGCCGGGGGAGCAGGTCCTGGTCATCCACGACCCCAATGCCTTCTTTGCTTCCATCCCAGGGGAAGCGGGGGAGTTCCTGCTCCAGCTCTACACGGCACATCTGATGGGGAGCGACGAGCCATGCCCCTGATCAAGCGGTGGGAAAACCACCTGATGAGACGGCTCCGCAACCACGCGGACATCCTCATAGAGCGCAAAGACCCGCTCATCCGACACGTCGCCACGCTGCACTGTCGGGAACTTGAAGATTGCATTGGGGCCGCCTGGTTCAGGACGGCCATCGCAGATGAGCTGAGGAGAGAGCTATGGCAGACGTGAAGGTTTCGAGGACACCGAGCGAGCGGTTCCTGCTGGCGCGGGCAGCAGCGGTGCGGACGTTTCCGTACCTGGAAACGGTGATCGTCTCCATGGGCTACGCCGTGGACGAGCGGATCGTCACCCCGGGCGGGATGCCCACCATGGCCGTGACGGAGCGGGCGCAGATGCTGGTGCATCCGCAGTTCCTGCTGGAGATCGTGGAGTGCGGAGGGATCAAGGCGCTGGCCTTCGTGATTGCCCACGAGGCCTTCCACGTCCTCATGAACCACGCCAAGAGGAAGCGGAAGGTGCTGCTCCGGGAGCCGGACGCGGATCTCCGGCTCGTTGGCATCGCCTTGGACCTGTCCATCAACCCCTCGCTCAAGGCGGCTGCCGAGAAGGTCCGGGCGGGTTCCATGGGGATCACGCCCCCGACTGGCAAGCTCACTGGTGTCTTCCCCTCCGACTTCGGGCTCGAAGATGGTCTCACCTTCGAGGCCTACTACGGCCTCCTCAAGCAGAAGAAGAAGGCCGGGAAGCTCCCGAAGCTCGGGGATGGTCAGGGGACCGGACAGCCGGGTCAGGGGTGCGCTCCACAGGAGGGTGACGAGCTCTCTGAGTCCGCCCAGGCGGTCGCGGACAAGACGGGCGGCTGGACCGAGGCCAGGACCGAGCGGATCGTCAAGTCCGCGATGGAGAAGGCGCAGCGCCACGAGGAGCAGAACCGTGGCAGCGTCCCCGCCGGCCTGCTGCTGGAGATCGAGGACGGTCTCAAGCCCCCTCGTGTCCACTGGACGGACGCCCTCCGCTCGATGGTCTGCACCGACATCGAGCACCGTAGCGGCGCCGAGGACGCCATCTGGACCACGCCCTCCCGGAGGCAGGCGGGTATCGGCCATGGGATCGGCAAGGCCAGGTTGCCGGGCCTGGTGGAGTTCGTCCCGAGGGTCGGAGTCATCCAGGACACCTCCGGCTCCATGGGGGGCACGCTCGGGATGTGCGTCTCCGAGATCATGGGCCTGATCGCCCACCTCAATGCCGATGTGGAGGTCGCCTTCTGCGATACCCAGGTCACCGATGGGGGCAGGGTTGGCACCGTCCAGCAGATCACCTCCCAGATGACGGGCGGAGGCGGCACGGACATGAACGCCGCCCTGGACCTGCTCCAGAAGAAGAACATCGACGTGGGCGTCTGCCTCACCGATGGCTGGATCGGCTCCCCTGGGGAGTACAGGGGCTACCCCGTGATCTGGGTGATCACCCCCAACGGAAGCGAGAACGACGTGGCCCGCTCCGTCGAGCAGGGCTGGGGCCGCATCCTCAGGATGGTGGATGATGACCTCCCGCCGTCCCCCTGACGGGGACCAGCAAAGCCGCGAGCTTGGCGCTCAAGCTCATGGAGCCCTGATGAAGACCAGAGCGCAGTCGTACCTGGACTTCCTGGAGACGCTCGAACTCCCGACTGTCGGGAGAGCTTCCCAGCGGTACTGCGAACTAGTGTTCAAGGACCTCGGGCTACCACAGGGTGTGTACCCTGAGGGTACCTGGGGTCACAGGGACGACGGCGGCAGGAGCTGCATCCTGATGATCGAAGACTTAGCTGCTCTGGAGCGGCTGGTGAGGGAGCAGGGTGGGCTCACCGAGGACGACTGGAACATGGTGAACGCCACCCTGCTCATGGGGACGGTCGGATGATCGACGAATGGGGTGAGAAGATCCTGATTTGGCTCATGGAAGGCCCCGAGGCTAGGTACAACCGCGGTGCCAACCCTGGGACGCGGTGGGGAAGTCTGGAGCCCTACAGGCGCAACATCCTGAAGCAGCCCTGGATGAGTACGACCCGGACCAACAGGATGTGGTCGGAAGATCGGGATGCCCTGCTCGGTTGGTTGGTGGAGCACGGGATTCTCTCCGAGGAACAACGGATGTGGCTGGATGCGAAGGACGCTCTGGCCCTGATGGAAGGATGAGAGGGTACAACGATGAAGAACGAGACGATCGGGCTGATCCAGGTGTCGGATGACATGCTCAAGAGCGGCATTGCCGGGGCTTCGGTGTCCTGGAAGCTGGGGGAGGAGATCGACCACAACGAGCTCTGCCAGAAGCTGACCGCTGCGGGCATCACCATGCTCCCGGAGCCGGCCACCCCGGCGGCGGCGCTCCTGCGGGTGATGACCTCGCTCTTCCAGAAGAGGGACCAGCTGGTGAAGCCGGTGCCCAACCCCAACAGGTCGAAGATGCCCGCCTACGGTGTGCTCCCGAAGGAGGAGAGCGCGACCAAGAAGGTGGCCTTCGTGGAATCCTGGGCCTGCGGCCTGGACAAGGACGGGACGAGCGGGGAGACCAGCCTGTTCTTCTCCGAGTCGGCCCCGCAGAACTCCAGGGACGACGTGGAGGTGCTCTACCCCGCGGCCCTGGCCACCCTCGGCGGGACGGAGGTCAGCAACTGGCTCGTGGGCTTCGTGAAGACGATGCTCAAGGGCGTGCCCACCATCGGCGGGGCGGGGACCTACTTCATCGGCCCGGAGGAGGTGAAGACCTGGCGGGTCCTGCGCGAGGTGCTCCACCCCTACGGGGCCAGGTTGTACGAGATCCCCGCCATGAGGTCGGAACAGGCCATGGAGTGCGTCCTGGAGTCGGTGAAGAAGTACACCGAGACGGCCATGGAGGAGCTCAAGGAGGACCTCCAGAAGTACAAGGCCATCAAGTCCGACCCGGACCCCAAGAAGCGCACCATCCAGGGTCGGGTCCTGGACGCCCGGATGAAGATCATCACCCACCAGTGCGAGGTGGTGGAGCGCTACGAGGCCATCTTCGACACCAAGCTCGGGGAGCTTCGCCAGTCCCTCTCCGGACTCCAGATCGGCTTCGCCGCCCTCGCCTCCGGAGCCATCGAGGGCTGACGTGCGACTCGACAGGATGAGCACCGCCTGGAAACGGGAGGTGCTCAATCTCTACGAAGTCGTCCAGGGTCCGGAGGCCCGCCCAGGGGGTAGATGCTCCCTGAGCGAGAACGGCACAGCATGGGCAGCCTGTTACGAACTGGGAATGCCCAGGCTCTGGTGGGAGAGCGATCTCTTCGCCCGAGACACGATCAGGAGTACCACCTACATCTATGCCAAGGACACCGGAGCCTGGGCTGACTTCCTCATCAACGCTCTCAGGATGAGCGAAGAGGAGGTGCTCTGGTTCAACGCCGCAGTGCTCCTGTCCTGTGTGGAGGGATGAATGAAACCGGCCCTGCTGGTCCGCTCCCAGGATCGAAAGAGGATCGCCATGCAAGAGCGGCTCAAGCGGAACGCGGTCTGTAACGCCGTGAAGAGGATGCTCGACCCCAAGGGCGCCAACTACAACTGGATGCGGTCACAGCTCTACAAGTGGTTCCAGGCCGAGCTGACCCTGGGGCTGTTGGAGGATGTGTGACGGGTCCGGAGCGCATCTACAGGTTCCTGAGCTTCCTTACTGAGCCAGAGCGGAGCGCAGACAGCGACTACGCGGGAGTGCTCGTATCCGCCATGCCAGAGTGGTGTGCGTCCCTCCGCTTCGCCGGGATGCGTATTGACCTGCACGAGCTGCGCTCGCAGCCATTCATGGTCCCGCGCATCTGCCAGTACTCTGGGCTAGAATCGTACTACGGGGTGGACTTCGACGAAGCCCTGGACTGGTTTCACTCCATCGGGGCCATCGGAATGGGGGAGCGAGACAGCCTACGAGCGCGGAGAACCCTGGAGCTGATGGAGGACGGGTGACATGGCCACCAAGAATCAGGCGCTCAACGAGGTCTGTACGCTCTGTCGCTTCCTGGCAGAGACGGAGGAGAGCTACACGGAGAGCACTCCCGGCCTGGCCACAAGTGCGTATCGGGATTCGTGGACTGTCTGTGGCGACGACGGGATAGCGTTCCCGCTGGAGCTATTGGATCAGCCCTTTGCGACCCCCAAGCGATTCGGCAATGTCGAATGCATCTTCGGGGTGGACCAGCTCGTCCTTCTGGACTGGCTGGTCGCACACGGGACCATCTCGCCCGAGATGAAGGAGCTCGCTCTGGCGAAGCTCACACTCCGTCTGATGGGTGATTAGGGAGATACCATGCCGCCAACGAAGCGTCCTTCCCCTGAGCAGCTATCCGTTGCCCAGGATGCAGTGGAGAAGTTCGCCAAGAAGTTCTCCAAGCACGCTCGCCGTCGGGGGGTGGAGCTGTGGGACCTGCGACAGGCCGGCCTCCTGGCTGCCATCCAGGCGCACGAGCGGTATGACGAATCCCGCTCCCAGTGGATCACGCACCTCTACACCCCGGTTCGGTACGCCATGCTCCGGGAGCTGCTCAAGCTGGGCACACCCCTCAAGGTCCACAGGGACGCCTACGAGCTCGGTGAATCGGTGCATGCGGTCGAATACGAAGACATCCAGAGCGATGGGCGCTCGACACTGTGGCAAGAGTGTGCAACAGAATGCAGGGAGTTGCTTGTCCACATGGAGGAGCTGGCGGGACCGGAAGGTGCGAGGGTCCTGGCAGCGTCTCTGGTGGGGGCGGTGACGACCTCGGAGGCTTCGGATCTGCTCGGGATGAGCGAGACGGACTTTCGGGCTGCCAGGAGCTGGGTGGTCGGAGAGCTAAGGAAGAGACGATGAGTGACAGCAAGCACGGGCCCAACATCAAGGCCTGGGGCCCCGAGTACATGGCCATGGACGACGTGATCGAAGTGTTCGGTGTGAGCCGCAGGACCCTCTTCAACCGCAAGAAGGACGGGACGCTCACCTTCGTCATGTTCGAGGGCCGGAACTACGTCCACCTCTCCGCCCTCAGGCGCTACTTCGGGGATGACGTGGTGGAGTTCAAACTGGCCAATCGCACCTACAACAAGGAGACGGGCCGCTATGAGGCCTCGGCGTAATCGCACCCTGGCAAACGCCAAGATCCAGAGGCTGTGGCTTGACTACTCCCCCATGGAGTTCGTCACAGATCTGGTATTACAGAACGCTCAAGGGGATCAATACTTCTTCCGGTCCTACATCCGTATGACCTTCAGACACTTCAGGAGATTGGGGGCCTGGATGAAGCTACCTGTTCCTGGGACCAGGTGGGTGAGTTACGGAACCGGCGATCGGCTGACCACAGTGGACCCGGGGGCCTGTCTACGCTGGGCCAGGAAAGTCGGCCTGATCAACGAGGAGCAGTTCCAAGCAATGGCTGCCCGTCTGACCGCGGAGATGATGGGGTGCTGATCCAGGTCGGGTACGCCTGGGCCAGGGTCAAGGACGCCTCCCCCGAGGAGCTGGACTTCCTCCGTACCTATCTGACCTTCACCTCCCGCCGTCACACCGGGGAGGGTACCAGCGCCTCGTTGCTGACCCCTGACGGGCTCTTCCCGGCAGGTCTCTCGGACATGGTGGTTCGCACCCTTCGGGAGAGGGGGACGCCAGCACAGAGGATCCTGAGGGCTTTGCCGGGGGTGATCGTTCCGCCCGAGAAGGTGGACCTGTCTGTCTGCTGGCCGCACCAGCGTGATGCGATCATGGAGGTTCTCCAGGGTCGGTACCGGGGAGTGATCCAGCACGCGACGGGCACGGGCAAGGGCACGACCATCTCCGTGCTCTGCAAGCACATCATCGGGCGTGTCCTGGTGGTGGTGCCTTCCAAGCAGCTCCTGATCGAGATGTGTGATCGGCTGGCGAAGCACGGGATCAAGGCGGGACGGGTTGGGGATGGCCGGAGGGATCTGGGCCCTCGGGTGGTGGTGTGCATCGCCGCCAGCCTGAAGACCCTGAAGAAGCACGACCTGGAGGGCTTCGTAGCTGTCCTGGTTGATGAGTGTCATGGGGTTCCGAGCCCTACGCTTCTGGAGCCGCTGATGCGGTGCGTGAATGCGGCCATACGACTGGGGTTCTCGGGGACCCCGATGGAGAGGGCGGACAAGAAGAGCCTGTACATCGTGGGGGTCCTCGGGGAGGTGATCCACCGTTTCACTCCTGCAAAGGCAGTGGACCGCGGGATCGTGGCCCGGTGCAGATTGAGGATGGTTCCGCTCCAGCATCCCTGCCACCCGGCCAACGGTCGGTACGATCAGTGGGAGCGCAGGGCCATCGTCAGGAACAAGGCCAGGAACCTGCTGCTGGCACGTCTGGTCTGCTCCTCCGAGTCCCCGAGGATCGTGTTCGTCCGGACCAAGGAGCACCAGGCCGTCCTGGCGAAGCTGCTGGGGGTGGACTGCCTGACGGTGAACGACGAGACGCCCTCGAAGCAGGTCAAGAGCATCCTGGAGGCCTTCAAGGCGGGGTCTGTGGGGACGCTGATCTCCACCCCGATCTTCAGGCAGGGCGTGGACATCCCTGAGGTCAACACGGTGATCAACGGGGCCGGAGGGAAGGCAACCATCGACGTGATCCAGAAGGTTGGACGTGGTAGCCGGAGATTCCAGGCGGACGGCTCCACCAAGGACGAGTTCCGGGTCTACGACATCGACGATCGAGGCTGTGGATGCGGAGGGGCCCACAAGAGCTGTATCTGGCTCGAAAGGCACTCCGAGGGCAGGAACGCCGCGTACCTGAAGTTCGGGTACGCGGCCCTTTCGGAGGACTAGCAATGAAGCACGAGTGGGAGCTCAAGATCGGGGTCGAGCTGCACGGCGGCTCCTCCCTTCCTACCCGCATCCGGTGCAAGCACTGCCTGGCATTCTTCTGGGCCTACCGCATCCAGACCGATGAAGTGCGCGGGCTAGCGGAGCAGGAATGTCCTGGGAAGAAAGACTGATGGGCCTGATCTGGTCCCTGCTCTGGTTCGGTCTGGTTGTGCTCCTCAGGAAGCGACGATGAACGATAGCCTACGAGAAGAACTCACAGTGCTGGGCTGTAGCAGCCATAGTTGCGTGGTGGCGAAGCCGAGGGGACAGGGCACCAATGGGCCGTGCCACTGCCTTCCGAGGGAGCTGCCCATGTCGGACCGGATCAGGATTCGGAGGGTGCTCCAGATCCTCAGGACGCTTGCAGGAGAAGAGTGATGATCCACCTCACAGCCCAAGACGGGAACTGTGTCGCCGCCTGCCCCGCCTGTCGGAAGGTGAGGGAGTGTATCCACGAGCTGGAGGACGAGCTCGTCTCCCTCCGGATCGAGAACAAGGCCCTCCGGGATGAATCCGACGAGGCCAACGCTACCGCCGTGGACTTCGCCAACCAGGCAAACGAGCTCCACCGGAGCATGGAGAAGCTGACCAGTGAGCACAAGGAGATGCTGGCGCTGCTCAGGAAGACCGAGCAGCTCTTGATCCGGCTCCAGTCGACGAGCCCCATCAACCCCCTCTTCCAGTGGACCGTCAAGTTCCCTGGGGACGAGCCCCGCGACCCCAAGTAGTCGGTCATCCCGGCCAGCGACCGGGCACAAGTAGATCACCAGAAGGCCGGGCGTTGGTACGTCCCGGCCTTTCGTACATGGACAAGAGAGGTAATCCCATGATCCCAGGTTTCCATTCGTTCGCTCAGGCCGTCTCCAACACGTTCCAGCGGCTCGCCAAGAGCAACCCCGTCCTCGTCTCGGGAGTGACGGGAGACGAGCTGTACGAGGCGTACCTCGGGGCCTTCCCCGAGGGCACCAACCCCATCTTCGCCAAGAGGACGGAGCACGACTGCGGGATGTGCAAGAGCTTCATCAGGCGGATCGGGAACGTCGTGACCATCAACGACGACGGGCACATCAACACGGTCTGGGACGACGCGGCCAAGGACGCCCCCGCGCCCTACAACACGGTGGCGGCGGCTCTCCGGGAGAAGGTGCGGGCCTCGCCCATCAGCGACCTCTTCCGGGTGGCCACGAAGGAGTCGAGCTTCGGCACCCAGACCTCCCGGTCGCAGGACGCCGTGACCAAGAAGGTGCTCACCTGGGAGCACTTCTACACGGGCCAGATCCCCGCCAACCTCCGGGTCTCCTCCCCCGGAACGGAGTGCGGCAGCTTCCGAACGACCGTGGAGGTGTTCGAGCGGGGCCTGATCGAGCTCACCCCCGAGGCGGTGGACACGGTGATGGGCCTGATCGACGCCAACAACCTCTACCGGGGCGAGGAGCACCGGCCCGCGGTCAAGCAGTTCCAGAAGTCCCAGCGGGCGTACCTCAAGCTGCCCGAGGAGAAGCGTCGCACCTTCGCCTGGGCACACTCGGCGGATCCCGCCGCCCGGTTCAAGAACACGGTGATCGGCACCCTGGTGACGGACCTGTCGTCGGGGACGGACCTTGAGTGGGCGGTGCGCTCCTACGAGAGCAAGGTGGCCCCCCAGAACTACAAGCGCACCACCGCGCTGATCACCCCCGCCATGGTCGAGAGGGCCATGGCGACCATCAAGGAGCTCGATCTGGAGTCGGCCCTGGAGCGGCGCTTCGCCACGATCAGGGACATCTCCATCACGGACGTTCTCTGGGTCGACGGGTCGGCCAAGCCCCTGATGAAGGGCGGCATCGGGGACGTGCTGATGTCCCACGCACGGAGCACCAGCCCGGAGACCGTGGACGAGAGCAAGGCCGAGGAGATCGCCCTGGACGACTTCATGACGAGGGTGCTCCCCAGCGCCACGGGCCTGGAGGTGCTCTTCAAGAACGAGCACATCGGGAACCTCATGGCGATCACTGCCCCGGTCCACCCGGAGCCGAAGCACCTGTTCCGCTGGGACAACGACTTCGCCTGGTCCTACGGCGGCAACGTGACGGACAGCATCAGGGAGCGCGTGAAGAAGGCCGGCGGTCGGGTCGAAGGGGCAGTCCTGCGAGTCTCCCTGTCGTGGACCAACTACGACGACCTGGACCTGCACATCTACGAGCCCATCGGACACGGTCGCATCTACTTCGGCTGCAAGCATGGTGCGTCGGGCGGGGTGCTCGACGTGGACATGAACGCCGGAGGCGGGCTGACCCGTGAGCCCGTCGAGAACATCGTCTGGGCTGCCCGGATGCCTGACGGGGCGTACCGGGTGGTCGTCAACAACTACAACCAGCGGGAGACCTCCGACGTGGGCTTCGTGGTCGAGGTGGAGTCGAGCGGGAAGCTCTCCCACTTCTCCTACAACAAGGTGGTGCGGAGCCGCTCCGACGTGACCGTCTGCACCCTCCACATGAAGGGCGGGACCATCGAGAGGGTGGAGGCCGGTGACCCGACGATCACTTCCGCCACCGTCAAGCAGGACAAGTGGGGGCTCACCACGGGCCAGTTCGTGAAGGTCAACACCGTCACCCTGTCCCCCAACTACTGGGGCAACAACGCCGTCGGGAACAAGCACACCTTCTTCGTGCTCGACGGGGCCAGGTGCGACGAGGACCTGCGGGGCATCTACAACGAGTTCCTCCACACCCGCCTGGAGCCCCACAGGAAGGTGTTGGAGGTGGTCGGGGACAAGACCAAGTGTGCCCCGACCGAGGGGGGCCTGGCGGGTCTGGGCTTCAGCTCGACCAAGAAGGACTCGGCGATCGTCCGGGTGCGTACGGGCAAGTCCCAGCGCACGTTCAACGTCAGGATCGGCTAGGAAGACAGAGAGAGGAACAAGGTCATGATCAACGACATCTTCGAGTTCGCCACGCGCAACAAGCTCCGCTTCAACTCCACGAGGGGGACGCTCTCCCTGGAGCAGCTCTGGGACGTACCGCTCCGCTCCCGGGACGGCTTCGACCTCGACAGCATCGCCAAGGAGGCCAACAGGGCCTTGAGGGCCCTCACGGAGGAGAGCTTCGTCGCGACGGAGAGGACCCCGGCCCACGACAGGGCGGAGATCGCCCTGGAGCTCGTCAAGCGCGTCATCGCGGTGAAGCTGGCCGAGGAGACGGCGGCGAAGAAGCGCGCCACCAACAAGGCCGAGAAGGAGCGCCTTCTGGAGATCCTCGCGGAGAAGCAGGCCGGCGCCCTCTCCGCGCTCACCGAGAAGGAGATTCAGGACAAGATCGCCGCCCTGGGCACCTGATCCGCAACACCCAGATAGTTGACGAGGCGGGAAGCAACATGCCCCCGCCCCGATCACCGTGGACACACCCACAACCCATCTCCTGCCTTGCCATCCAGGTAAGCGCAAGAAACTTCTGCCAACCCGTGTAGGAATGGGCAGAAGAGCTACACAGACAGAGACAGGGAGAGACGATCATGATTCTCAAGTGCAACAGTGCGAAGTGCATGGCTGGTCACCAGCAGGACAAGCTCCACGGGGCTGGCAAGCGGGTGATGAACCCGACCAAGGACCCGGAGATGTTCCGCTGCACGATCTGCTCGGAGCAGACCCGCGTCGAGAAGAAGGGCGGGGCTCCGATGGCCCCGGCCAAGAAGGCGGCGTGACCCGGGCGAGCTACTACACCATCGTCGCTACCGACGGTCGCAGGCACTTCGTCAGGATCGAGACTGAGGAAGCGTACGGGGACCGTCAGAAGCTGGCGAAGGTGTTGGGCAGCCGGGGGAAGATGGACAGGTTCCACATCGGGACCTGCAACAGGGCTGTAGTGGCCTGGCTGGCGTGGCAGAAGAACATCCCCGTGGCGTTCATCGAACGGGGAAAGCAAAGCTGAGAGGAACAAGACGATGCCGACGTGGAATGGATACAACGGGGACGCGTGCCTGGACGTTCGCAAGATCGGCTACGGCAAGAAGCGCCAGCAGACGGCGCGGGACAAGCAGGAGGCTCACAGGGCCGGTACGGGTACCTACGAGCGCAAGGCGGGTGACCGGGTGTACGACCCGTCCATCTGCCCCGAGGCCTTCACCGTGAAGGCGGGGGTCGAGGAGCGTCCGGGTTCGGAGTGAGCCGACAGCCCCTGTTGCCCCCCGCCCCGTTGCTCCCGTCCGATTCATCCAGGTGGCTGGAGATCGGATGGAGGACGTGGCGGGGGGCGCTCGCGCTCTACTTCAAGTCGCCCCTTCGTCCCATCCATCCCGACGAGCGCACACCCCTTCTTTCCATGATGGGGCTGTTGCACGGTCTAGAGGTGAGGCCTGCGGAGTGGGTGGTACATCGGCTGACGGTGTTCGGGACGATCAGGGAGAAGATCGGGCTGGACAGGCCACCCTTCCGCTTCGTGTGGTCGGAGAAGGCCCTGATGGATCAGATGGACAGGGGCATGGGATTCGTCGGGGAGCTGTCCCTGCCGATCACCATGCCGATCAGGGGCATGTCCCACGAGGACGTGCTGAAGCTGGAGCAGGCCTGGAAGGACAGAGCGGCTTCAGGGGAGTTCCTCTGGGGCGGAGCATTGCTGCTGGGAGAGTCGGACCGTGGCAGAAAAGCTGGCGGAGTATGACGGTGCCGGGGTGAAGGTCTCGGCCTACCAGCTCAGGGTACAGGGTCTCAGGACGAGCTTTGTCATGACCTCCGAGATGGGCGCGATCCACACCTTCGCGGAGGGCGAGTACAGCGACATCGTCACCAGGGAGCGTCGCGATCCAGGCCTGGGTCTGGCGTATCGAGAGGGTGCATGGCGGAAGACAATCTGAGCTCAGGATTCGTCTTCTGGACGGAGGCGCTGGCATCTGCCGGCTCCCTCGTACTGATCATCTCTATGGATCCCCTCTCCGGGTATTCGCCGCAGAAGATGGGGCTGCTGGGCATGTGGGCCCTGTTGACCCTGGTGTGGTCGTGTTCAGGGCTGATCGGGAGGTTTGGATAGATGTACGGCGTATCCAAGGACTTCGAGCGGGTTACCAGCCTGCTCTGCGTGAGGAACAAGAACTTCTGGCTCCGCATCGGGAGCCGACTGGACGTGGAGGAGCTGGTAGATCCCGTCAACAAGCTGATCCTCAAGCTCTGCCGAGCTGTTGCCGCCGACCACGGTTGGCCGGACGAGGGTCTGGTGGTGCAGAGGGCGGCGCACCTGATGAACGAGGGCTCCGTCACGGATGACGAGCTCGGGATGCTGGCGGAGGCCCTCGGGGAGCGTCTGGATGTCGAGCCCGAGAAAGTGATCAACGAGCTCATCTCCCCGGTCCGAAAGGACTGGTCGGCCAAGCTGGCCCGCAAGGTGGTCGACCGCTACAAGAACGACGGCCTCTTCGGCAACACCCTGCTGGACGAGATGGCTGCCTGCGACGCCCTCGGGGCGCCAGTGGCCGAGGTGGAGCTGGCATCCTCTGAGTTCGGGGAGGATACCGAAGAGATCGTCCGGGAGGCTCCCACGGGTCGGAAGCTGCTGACCGGACTCTACGAGCTGGACACGCTCTGGAAGGGCGGCTGGCCCCTCGGAACGCTCCTGACCTGGCTCATGGACAGCAAGGCCGGCAAGTGTCACCGGCTCGATACGCCCATCCTGATGTACGATGGGGGCATCAAGAAGGTACAGGACATCGCACCTGGGGACCTTCTGATGGGGCCGTCGAGCCAGCCCAGGCAGGTGCTTCGCACCGGGACCGGGACTGGTGACATGTACGAAGTGCGCCCTGAGAAGGGTGCCCCGTGGGTCGTGAACTACGACCACATTCTGACCCTGGCGAACATGGGCAGCCCCAATCATGGGGTACGACGTGAGACCGAATGGGTGGACGTTTCGGTCAAGGAGTGGCTTTCCTGGCCGCGGACCAAGCAGGCACACTACCGTTTGATCAAGTCCCCGGCCGTCCACTTCCCGCCCGGTGCGAAGCTGCCCTTGGACCCGTACTTCCTGGGGGTGATCCTCGGAGACGGTGCAACTCGTGGGAACTGCTCGGTCACGACCGCCGACGAGGAGATCAAGGCGGAGCTCGAAGCCCAGGCGACGAAGCTCGGGCTTCGGCTCGTACTCGCGGTGGACGCTGGCAAGGCCAGCACCTGGCGCTTCAGTGGGCAGGGCGGTCGTGGGACCACCGTGCTGACCAACACACTCCGCAGTCTCGGGGTAATGGGGCAGCGTGCGGAGCACAAGTCCATCCCGGATACGTACAAGACAGCCTCCCTGGAGGACAGGCTCCAGATGCTCGCTGGTCTTCTCGACACGGACGGGCATCTCAGCAAGCGCTATCAGGTAGCGTTCGACTACATCTCCAAGTCCAAGCAACTCGCGGACGACGTGGTGTTCATCGCACGGTCGTGCGGCCTCTACGCTGAGGTCAAGGAGTGTCGGAAGGGCTGCCAGACGGGGGCGGTGGGCACCTACTACCGCGTGGCCATCACCGGGGAGACGTGGCGCATCCCGACGCGCCTCCCGAGGAAGCGAGCCATCAAGGCTTCCAGGGGGCAGTGGGCTTCCATGCGGCCCAAGTTCAAGGTCGTTCCAACCGGGACTGAGGAGACCTACTATGGCTTCACCCTGGACGGGGACGGACGGTACCTGCTGGGGGACTTCACCGTCACCCACAACAGCATGTTCTCCTGCTACCTCACCGCCTGCGCCCTCCTCCAGGGGGAGAACTGCGGCTACCTCTCCCTGGAACTCCCCAGGGCTGAGATCCACAAGCGTGTGCTGGCCGCGATCGTGGGGGTGCCCATCTCCGACCTGGAGGACCCCAGGGTCATGGCCGACGCCCTCAAGATCTGGAGGGAGCTCAAGAAGCACGGCAAGGTGGGCCGGCTCTTCATCGAGAAGCTGGAGGCCGGGACCGTGGACACCGTGGCCATGGCGACCTGGTTCAGGCACCAGGAGAAGGTCCACGACGTTCGGATCCGCTTCCGGGTCGTGGACTACGGGGACCTGGTCATCTCCCCCAAGCGCGGTGACACGGACAACGCCTATACCCGAGGCCAGACCGTCTGGCAGGCCATGGCCAACATGGCCCAGGACGTGGACAACCCCAACTGGGTCCTGAGCCCCACGCAGTCCAAGCGACCCGACTGGAAGCCCGGACAGCCCATCCCGATGCTCAACCGCTCGGGCCTGGCTGACTCCATCCACAAGGTCCGCATCACCGACTTCCTGGTGAGCGCTACGCCACAGCCCGACATCAAGGCCACGGCGGGCTACCTGATCTACGTCGATGCAGACCGCTTCATGGGCACGACCGGCACCCCTGCTGGCACCGTGCCCCACTTCATGAACATGGCCCGCATGGGGGACATGGGACACATCCTCAATCGGAGGGGCAAGTGAGCAACTTCATCCCCAAGATGACCTGCCCAGAGTGCAATGGCGGGTCGCTCAAGTGCATTCGGTGCGACGGGACAGGGAGGGTCGATCCTCCCGAAGCCCTGCTCCGGCAGCTGATCGGGCTGCTGACTCCCAAGAGCCCGGAGGTCGTCATGACGGTCCAGGCTCAGAAGCAGCCCGACCCTGAGCCGGCACAGGAAGCCCCCAAGGAGCAGAGCATCGAGGACCTGGTCGGGGATATCCGCTACTCGGGCGGCATCCTCTACGAGTGCGAACCGGAGGACTGTACCTTCGACTGGTCTGGCAAGGGCCAGAAGCTCGTCCTGGACTTCGGGGCAGGTGGCTACATCAAGCAGACCGTGAAGGGTGCCCGCAAGTACGAGATGTTGCTGGAGCTGAAGAGGCTGCTGATCGACAGCCTGCTGGATCGCAAGGCAGAGCTGGAAGACGCTCTGGAAGTTCTACAGAAGGGGTGAGGGTCATGGCGTTCAAGGAAATCGGTACGGGCCGGATCGTAGATGTACGCTTCGAGAAGAAGGGCGCCTCGGTGCTCTTCCATCCCGATGGGGAGACCCCGAGCTACCACCTCAGCTACCGGGTGAGCCGGGACAGGGCGATGTTCCTCATCGGGGATCGGGACGAATCCAGGAGCTGGGTCGGCTCCCGGGTGATGGTCAAGGTCTACACCGGACACGATGGCGGGGACGACTACACCTTCCACCACGTCCCGGAGGACGTAGCTCCCGAGCCTCCGGGTGACATCGCCAGGCTCCGGGAGGAGTGGAGTCGGATGAAGCTGGAGCTCGAAGGTCGCAAGTCCGTCGAGGACAGGAAGCTGAAGGAGGAGCTCGACAAGGCCAACAAGCGCATCGAGGGCCTGCTGCTGGAGCTGGAGGCCCGTGGCCAGACCATCGCCAACATCCAGGCGGCATTGAGGCGGTAGGAGTCTGCAATGGGAACCCCGTATATCCCCGAGAGGGTGATCTACTTCCTCGGAAGGCCCTCCTCCGCGGGTCTAAACAGCCACATCGGCGGCCCCGGTACACAGCACTTCAAGGTACGTAGCGGGATGGTGGCGGACCCCAAGAACGCTTCCACCGTGGCGAACTGTCGCAAGGGCTTCTCCGGGATCGAGGTGGGGCTGCCCAACGACCCCATCCCCTTCATCCGGTCCAACGATCTCTGCTGGCGCACCTCGGGCAACTCCTTCAACGCCCTGATCCACGACCACATCTCCGTGGACATGGACAACCGTGTCGTGCTGGAGCTGCTCAACAACGGGCGGGTGGAGAACGGCAGGATCATCGGCCCCTTCGTCTGGTGCCGGATCAACCAGGGCCTGGATCTGGTCCGGGTCGGCTCCCACTACCACCAGGTTGGGATGAGAGAGGATGAGAGGAGGACCGCATCTCGCATCCCGAGCAAGGACCTGCTCCCGGGACACGTCTACAAGATCGAGGACGGGAGCGAGCTGGTCTACGCCGGGGTGGTGGAGCTGGACCAGTACAGACACACCAGTGGCTCTAGGGCGCTGACCAGGGAGACGATCAGTGGGAGGCTCTGGCTTCCACAGGACCTGGATGGAATCTACGTCCGTCGTCTCCATCTGCCCGAGAAGCGCCCCATCGAGGGACCTCTCCGAAAGGCGGAGTTGGTCGACCCGCTGGACACGATCAGGAAGTTCACTCTGATCCTGGTGGAATTGGAGTGCCAGAGGAGGCTCAGGAGCATCCAGCAGTCGAAGACGGGATCCTCAAGCTTCGTCTCCGAGCCGCTGTACTTCAGCAGCAGCGCTATTTGGCTCACCGTCCGGATGAAGGGCGAGCCAAGAGTGGAGCACCCGCGTCTGGCCCAGCTGGATGCGCTGGTGATCCCGGACCCCACGAAACAGGGCACAAAGGGTTCTCGATGAACTTCCTGAAGCGTTTTGCCTTCCAGTTCTGGCCCCTGGCCCTCATGTCCACGGTGATCTGGACCCTCCCCGAGAAGTACCACCGTGCCATCGGCCACGGCTGGGTTGCCCTGATCATGGGCTTCATGATCGCCGGGGGCGTGATGCTCTGGAGCATGGCATCCCGCGCTGCCCTTGAGCGTACTGTGTACCGGGCGAGCCGGGACATCTACATCCAGGGCCTGCGGCTACAGATCGACTACACCGTCCGCGGGCAGAGCATCTGCCGGATGTCCAACATCCCTGGACTGGTCGAGGCCTACGGCGAGCTACTGTGCAAGCAGAAGGAGCTCCTTCGCAACGCAGAGGGCCGCGCCAAAGAGGAGGATGAGGAATGACCACGCCCTTCACGGACAACCCCCAGGTCAAGGAGACGATGGTACACCGCGCGCCCGTCGAAGTGTTCTGGCTGGCCTCCTTCATCCTGGGCATCTGCCTCTGGATCTACCTGCACGACAAGGAGTGAACGATGAATCCTGAGCTGAGAGATCGGGAGCGAGAGGTGGAGCGACTGGCCGACAAGGTCCGATGGGACCTCAAGGTCTGGGGCTGGCGCAACAGGGTGGCCAGGCACATCCGCGAGATCGAGCAGCACGAGCTGGCGATCAGGCTGCTCCTGTCATGAGCAAGGTTGAGAGGGCGATGGCGATCCTGCTCCGGGATGTCCACTTCCTGAGGTTCAGGAGCACCTCGGATGGCAACTACCGGATCCAGTACACGGTCGGTATGACGCAGATCGCGGATGAAGCCCCGTCCATCACGGAATGCCTGATCCGACTGGGCCGGCAACTGGAGGGCATGAGCGACACGAAGGGGCTGGGGATGACCATCAGCTTCATCATGGCAGAGAGGGGAGTCTGATGAGCGACGAAGAGCGGAAGGTCTGGTCCGCAGACAACCAGGCCAGGATGGTCCTGGTCGAGATGGGCTACGAGTGGGTGGGGATGAAAAATGACATCGCCATCTACCGGAAAGGCGATCAGAGGGTCGGACAGATGGCCTTCTGGAGGTACAGCCACTACCCCTTCTACCTCTGGGGTCGCATCACCAGGGTCAACCAGTACGGCAACGTGGAGACCGTCGAGTACGGTAGGGGGTACACCTTCGCCGCTGCGGCCATTTGCACTTCGGAGGAGGGGGCAGCACTGGCTGCCCGGCTCAAGGAACTGGAACGAGCAAGGAACAACGAGATCGCCGGGGTGGAAAGGAAGTACCTGTACCTGCTCGACGAAGCCATCAACGGCAAGCTCCCGAGGCGACAATGAGCAAGAAGTCAGAACGTCCCGACACGGCCACCTGTCCGCATGAGTGGGTAGCACAGACGGGCCTGGGATCCGGGACCTTCAAGTGCTCCATCTGCAACGCCGGGGGCTACCGCAACGCGCAGATGCGTGTGCCCTACCTCCGGAAGATCAAGGGTGCCCCGACCCCTGCCAGGCTGAAGGCCACGCAGATCGTGGCATACACCTGCCGCACGAGAACGAGGACTGCGGGCATCCGGGAGATGTGCAAGCGCCCTGCTTACTCGATGTCCGGCTGCTGCAACCTTCACGCACCGCTTCGCCCTGGAGAGACTGATGAATGACAAGCACCTGAAGGCGGAGCGCCCGGGATGAGGCCCCGGGCCAGGATGTTCCGGGTCACGGCGGTCGGGGAGGACGCCTGGGCCGCCATGGACGCTCCCCAGCTTGTCGGCAAGCTCCATCGCCGGCCCCTCTTCCTCCGGATCGAGGTGCCCGATGGTACCGACCCGGCGGCCCATGCCGGAGACCTCATGGAGAGCAAGGACGAGCGGATCACCAACCCTGAGGGCCCCTGCGGGGTGGTGCAGATCTCCCAGCACACCTGGATGTTCTTCGGCTGGTACAGGCCCGATGCCGACCCCATCGAGGACAGGAAGGATCGTATCAGCCTCTCCGAACTGGTCGGGCTGGAGGAAGCCGAAGATGACGAACCCGTCCCAGGACCCGAGCACCGTGATTGTGAATCAGAGGAGGAAGATCCGGCAGGCGATCCGTAGCCACGCGGTAGCCATGGTCGACGGCTGCACAGCCGGGGTGTGCGGCCACTCGTCCTGGTCACCGGAGCTGCAAGACCCGTGCTCCTGGGTCTTCCTCACCGTGGGAACATCCGAGATCCTGGTCTGTCGGGCCTACTTCACCTCGGAGCTCGCAGCCGTCCGGTACGCCGTCTACTACCTCACCCGCATCTGGGCAGGGCGTGATCCCCATGGATCGTAGAACCCAACTGGTGCTGGAGGCCGTCTCCTCGGAGCGGGACTCCAACGGGATCATCCGGGCCGTCTGCCCCTTCTGTCTCCTCTCCGGACATCACACCCGGAAGAAGAAGCTCGACTACATCCCAGCGACCGGAAAGTGGTCTTGCTGGCGCTGCAAAGCCTACGGGTGGCTTACGCCCCAAGACGCACTCTCCCGCGCCTTCCAGACCCCTTCCCGCCCCGGCAATGCGGTGTCGCTGGTTGACCCGCCGGAGGGTTTCCATGAACTCGGTCGATATCCGTCGATAATCGGCAACGCGGCGCACGAGTACGCGCTGAAACGTGGCATAACAAGAGACGCAATAGCCGCGACCCGAATGGGTATGACCCTTCACCGGGCGAACCGTGAGGAGGGCGAGCAGGACTTCCGAGGCAGGCTGATCATCCCGATCCTGGATCCTCACGATCCGAGCTCCTGGTTTGGGTATGTGGGCAGGGACTACACGAAGAAGTCCAGCCTTCCCTACCTGTACTCCAGGGGGATGAGCAGGGCGAAGGTGCTCTACCGGGAGGAGGTGCTCTGGAAGGAGACGGATGTCCCGGCTCTGGGAGTCGAAGGTACTCTGGATGCGGCCTTCCTCTATCCGGATGGCTTTGCGGTCCTGGGGACCTGGGGCCACGAGCAGATGGAGAAGCTCAGGGCAGCGAAGCGTCCCGTGGTTTGGGTATTGGATGGGGATGCATGGAGGAAGGGGGAGGCAGCGGCACTGACGATGGAGGTGATGGGGATTCGGGGGGGAACGATCAGGCTGCCCCCGAAGATGGATCCGGACAACATGGACAGGGCCTGGATCTACGAAGAGGCCCGAAAGCTACTGAGGAAGCGATGAGCGAAGAGACGGTCAACAGGTTCGAGGGCTACTTTCAGATCGCCACGTCGAGCGTGGTGGGAGCGCCCCACCACGACTGGGCGCAGCGGATGCACCAGTTCGTTCCGGGTCTGCCCGTGAAGGTACAGGCACAGAGCAACAACCAGCACGACCAGTGGGCGGTCAGGGTGGTGGCGAGGCCGGAGGGGGAGAAGGCTTCGGTGGTGGGCTACCTGCCGAAGGGGCAGAAGGCCCTGCACCTGCTTCTGGCCAACGGGCACGAGTTCCTGGTGGAGGTGCGACCGGATCCCACGGGGGTGAGCCCGAGCATCGACATCTGGATGAAGAAGGGCATGAACGGATCGACCTGATCCGGGCAGAAGGTGCCGGAGCGGTTCTGGTACCTGTAGTGGAGAGATCGAGAGAGGGAATCAAGATCATGACGAACGAGAAGAAGCACGGCCTCACGGTGACCACCGTCAACTGGGGCGAGGAGGAGCTGACGGTGGTGCTCACCTCCAACAGCGAGAACGGCATCCCCCGTGGGGAGGCGATGGCGCTGGTGGACAAGCTGGAGCGGTACCTCGCCTCGGAGATGGAGCTGGTCTCCGTGGAGGAGCCCAAGAAGACCCGCAAGTCCAAGACGGCGATCGAGGAGCCCAAGCCCGAGCCGGTGGTGACGCCCGAGGGTCCGGACCTCAAGGGCCTGGCGCAGCGCGAGCTCCCGGTCACCCCGGTGGCGGCTCCGGTGGTTCCCCCGGAGGACGACTTCAAGGTGGACATGGGGGGCCGGCTCGACGCTCCCAAGCCCGCCGAGATCGCTCCGGAGGACCGGGAGGCGGAGGACGAGATGGCCTTCGGGGTGTTCGAGGACTCGCTCCGCGAGGTGGTCGATCCGCCCTCCGCGGTCCGGATCTGGCTGGAGAGCCAGGACCTGTTCAAGCGGCACCCGTCGATCCGCGACCGGGCCCGTCTGGTGATCGCCGGTCACCTGGCCAAGACCATGAACATCACCCCCGTGGAGGCCGGGGACAAGATCAAGGAGCTGCTGGTGGAGCGTCAGCGCATGATGCAAGGCGTCGGCTCCTCGTACATCGCGTCGCCGCCCGTTGTGGAGGCGGCGGTGCAGGATGACCCCAAGGCGGCGAGCTTCCTCAAGTCGCTGACCGATGACCCGGCGCCCAAGCTCGGCACGGCGGTCAAGCTGGCCTGCATGGCCAAGGCGAACGACGCCCGCGAGGTCACCCGTGACCTGGTGCAGGACTTCCTCCTCTCCATGGTGGGTCGGCACCCGCTCCTCACCAGCGCCGACGAGATCCGTGCGGTGCTCACCAGCACCCGCTTCCCCCTGTTCGCCGCGGCGGGCAAGGTGAAGGTCGTCGGGGCGTGAAACGCCCGAAGTTCCTCGGCCCGAGGCAGGGGATCAAGGTCCTGCTCTCGGGCCGGAGCTTCCACGGGGGCAAGCTCAAGTGGCCCCTTCCCAAGCTCAATACCGATGGCACCTACGAGCCCGGAGCGTGGCTGCCCAAGACGAAGGTGGCGATCTGCAACACCGGCTACCATCTGACCTACGCCCCCCAGGAATGGTGGTCGGAGAGCCAGAAGTGCGTGGCCTATGTGGTCGAGTACAGGGGCAAGCGACAGGTCCACAATCGCGGGGACAAGTTCGCCGTCCCCGAGGTGAGACTGCTACGCCCTCTGACCGTGGAGGAGCTGGAGCAGTTCGGGATCTTCCATGGCGATGGTGAGATTCCCGTCAAGAAGCTGGAGGGCCACAGGAGCATCTACGTCGGGGGCACGGCGCGTCTCACGCTCGACAAGCGCACCAGGAGCGTGAAGGCCTACGGAAGGTCCGTGGTCACCGTCTCCACCGGCGGTACCGTAACCCTCTACGAGCAGGCCCGTGCGGATGTCTTCTCTGGCGGGGAGGCTGTTCTCTATGGGGGCACCGCCGATGTCCACCGCGGTGGACAGGCACGAGCCTACAACGGCGGTACCATCATCGTCCGCGATCCTGGGGCCTACGGGTGCGCCAATGGCAGCAAGGCCAAGATGGTCGTGGACTGTCGCGACGGATCAGCCGACGTGGCTAGCGGTGCCATCTGTCACGTCCGTCCCAGAGCTGCGAGGGCCGTGGTGAGGCTCGGCTCCGATGCCCGGTTGAAGGACGAGGGCACGAACACCACGGTCATCCTTCATGACCGGAACTTCCGGTCACCGGAGATCGAGCGGAACACCACCACCGTGATCGTGAACCACGACGGTTCGGATGTGAGCTGCATCCTCCCCAGCCAGGCGTACCATCCCGTCCAGCCCTCTCAGACCTGAGACCCCGCCATGTCGTCCCCGTCCCTGGCCTGTGTGATCTGTAATGGGCCGTGGGATGGGGACTTCGTCTACGTCACCGGAGAACTGCGACCTGTCCTGGAGATCCTGGGAGCACAGCCCCGGTACAGTTGCACCGCGGACAACGGCAACCTCGTGCTGGTCTGTCACTGTTGCGAGCCGGGGCTCCGTGCACTGGATCGCGCCTACACCTCTCTCCTTCCATATGCGAGATAGCAACATGAGACGACTGCCGATCTTCCCCGAGATCCCGCTTCCTGAGGTTCAGAAGGTCCACAGCCTGGACAAGGATCCCAACTGCAACCTCTGCGAGCTCTCCCAGAGCAACCCGGAGGGCAAGCGCTGTCTCCCTGCGGAGGGGGAGCCCGGTGACATCCTGGTGGTCCTGGACCACCCCACAGAGTTCGAGCGACACCTTGGCCGTCCCGCTGCCTCCCAATCCGGTCGCTGGCTACGGGAGCTGATCGCCCGTATCGCCCCCGATCGCAAGGTCGTCTACACCTACGCCCTCGGCTGCAAGCCTGCCCCCGGGATGGAAGCCAAGGACCTGGTCGAGCCCGTCGAGGCCTGCCGGCCCTACCTCCACGGGATCCTCAAGGACGCCGACCCCAAGGTCGTCCTGCTCTTCGATGGACTGGCTGGCCTCGGGTTCCTGGGTCGCAGCTTCCAGCCGCTCTCGGTCCGCAAGGGCTTCGGGTGGTTCTTCCGCCAAGACGAGGGCGGATTCATGGACCCGGAGCCCCGTCCGGCCTTCCTGCTCGGCGACCCCAGCTACGCCATGCGGAACAAGCTGATCGCCAGGGCATTGGAAGAGGACCTCCGTGCTGCCCTCCTGGGCACCCTTCCGGCCTTCCGGGGCCTGGATGCCACCTACCAGGAGGTTCGGACCGAGGAGGACGCTGTAGAGGCGATGGAGGTGCTTCTCCGTGGACCCTTCACGGCGATGGACTCTGAGACCTCGGGGATGCTTCACGAGCCCGACTTCCGTGTGGAGTGCGTGGCTGTGTCCAACGGGGAGGACACCTACGTCTGGGGTCGGGATGCCATCGAGAACCCTGCTGTGGTCGGGGCGCTGGCAGTGGTTCTGGAGGAGCAGGCGCAGGCTACCTGGAATGGTCAGTACGATCTGGTGGCGATGGAGTGCGAGCCTCTGATCAAGGGGCAGCAGGTTTCCCGTCGCAACCGTTGGATTCTCAATCTCCAGTCGGACTCCCGGATCAAGCGCAAGCTCTTCGAGGCGGATGCCAAGGCAGACCTTGGAACGGCTGCGGAGCTGGTGGGGATGGGGGGTCACAAGGTCGAAGCCCACTCCCTGATCACGGCCATCGGCACCGAGCTCCGCAAGCTGGCGATGGCGAGGCACCCGACCCCTACGGGGCGGAAGCGCCCTGAGCCGGAGCTTCGCCACCTCAAGAAGCGGTGCGTGCCTGATGAGTGGTTCGAGTACCTGGACCAGGGCTTCGACGAGGAGAAGTTCGCCTACCGCTACCTGGACACCCGCATCCTGCATCGCTACTGCGCCAGGGATGCGCTCACCAGCTTCTACCTGGAGGAGTGGTGCAACGATCGTCTGATCGAGAACCCCAATCTCCACATGGTCTGGGACGAGGTGGCCCAGCCGGCGATGTGGGCCTGGTGTTGCGCCCGACTCACCGGCTTTCCTACGGACAAGAAGCGGGTGGAGCTGCTCCGCGACTACCTGAACGTGGAGATCGACAAGCTGGGCCTGAAGATTCAGGCCCACGAGCCGGGTCTCAATCCCAACGCTCCACAGCAGGTGGTGAAGGCCCTGGAGAAGCGGGGCTTCAAGTCCAAGCGCAAGACCGTCACGGGTCAGACGCAGATGGACAAGGGCACGATGGAGGAGTTCAAGGGCAAGCACCCTCTGGTCGATCTGATCCTGGCCTGGAAGATGTACAAGCACACCCAGGACAACTTCGCGGAGGGGCTGCTCCCGTACATCCGGAGCGATGGCCGGGTACATCCCAGCTTCCTCCAGGACGGGACCGAGTGTATGCCCGCAGGGGAGCTGGTGCTCACTTCCACGGGGTACAGGAAGGTTGAAGAGATTGCACCTGGGGAGTTGGTGATGACCCATATGGGCCGCTGGCGACCTGTGACGGACTCCGCTGTCTTCCCGGCGTCTCGTATCTACCGTGTGACAACCAAGTCTGGGCTCACACTCCGTACCTCGGGGAACCACATGTACATGACCCCCGAAGGTTGGATGAGGGCAGATGAGCTTGAACCGGGGGTGATGGTCACCACGCTCATGGTCGGTATGGCCTTCACTGGCCGACTCGGCAGGCCGCACAGGTTCTACGACAGCCCGATCGACAAGATCGAGGTTCTTCCGAGCGAGATAGTCTACGGGCTCACCGTCGAAGAGGACGAGAGCCACGTCACGGGCGGTATCGTCACCCACAACACGGGTCGCCCATCGAGCTCTGATCCCAACTTTTTCAACCGGCTCAAGGGCCGTGATGAGGAGTCCCGCAAGCTCGGAACGATGCTCCGGGAGTGCCACGCCATGCCCCAGGGCTGGACCCTGCTGGAGGCGGACGAAGGGCAGATCGAGATTCGGGAGGTGATGGACCTGTGTGATGACCCACTGGGCATCGGGATCATCCGTGATGCAAACGTGGACTTCCACATGGCATCGGCCAAGAGGTTCGCCACGGTCCTGGGCAAGGATCCGGAGAAGGTTACGGACATCGACAGGGAGAGGGCCAAGACGACCAACTTCGCGGCCATCTACGAGCTGCCCGAGCAGCTGGGCTTCATGCTCTCCAAGCGCCTGGGCATCTCCAGCAAGGAGGGCAACGATCTGGCCACGGCTCTCTTCGGCTCCTACACCAACCTTCTCCCCTGGATGAAGTCGCGTCTGGGCGACTGCACCATGACGGGTCGGTCGGTCACCCGCTGGAGGGGCAAGGAGGCCAGGCACCGACCGCTCTGGCACCTCGGGTTACCTCCTCCCAATCCGTCGGACAGGGAGAAGAGCGCGGACAAGACCCGGTGGCAGAACCACGCCCGATCTTCCTGGAACGGGGAGGCGCAGGGCAGTGCGGTTGACATCATCACTTCCATGATCTGGAAGGCCCAGCTCTGGTTGGATGCCAACACCAACGGAGGGCAGTTCCTGCTCCAGATCTACGACTCGATCATGCTGATGGTGAGGGACGAGGACGTGGACAAGACCATCGCCTATCTCCAGCAGCTCATGACCGACAACATCCCCGGTCAGAAGGTGGGCTATCTCCAGAAGGTCCCGCTGGCCATCGACGTGAAGAAGGGCCGGTCTTGGGGGCAGATGGAAAAGGTCAAGCTCAAGTGAGGGCATAAGAGAGGAGAGGGTATGGCGAGGGTGTGCAGGCGGTGCGGAGAGGAATCGCCGGAGGTTGATGAGCCTCCGGCCTGGATGCTGGGGAGGGTGAAGTTGATCCTCGGCGTGGAGGTCCCTCCGACAGGGGGGACGTGTCTGGACTGCGATCGTGATGTGTTCGCGCTGCACGCAGTAGCGGAGCAGGTGCACAGGCGGATGTCAGAGTCGGTCCCGAAGAGGACCAGGAAGAAGGCGCTTCCTGTCGGTGCCCTGGATCACGGACAAGATCAACACGGACTTCGGGACCGAGGTGCTCAACAACTCCGTGAACTCCGTCTGCATCAGGCTGGAGAAGCGGGGGCTGCTGATCTCGGAGCCGCTGCACACGGGTTCACACCGCAGGCGCTACGCGCTGGTCGGACAGGCTACGTCCACCTGACCCTGTTCTTCCGGGGACGAGTAGCCCCGGAAGTGGCATAAAGTCTCTGTCGCCACAAAGGCGGCGGGAATGGACCCAGAGTGGTCCGAGGAGAGAGAAGAGATGGGCAACGAGGACATGGGGATCGTGTCGGCTCTGGGTGTGGGCGCCGACCTGGATGCGGAGTTCCGGCGGATGCCGGGGTTGCTCTGGCACTGGGGCAACCTGGAGGCCACGGCGATCGAGATGCAGCTCCAGGCCAAGGCCGACATGGAGCAGAAGCACGCCGAGGTCTACAAGCGTCTCCGGGCGGACAAGTCGGAGAAGCTGACCGAGTCGGGGCTGGAGGCGGGGATCGAGACGGATCCGGAGTACAGCCGCTACCGCGTGAAGTACATCCAGGCCGAGGGCAACGCCAAGCGGATGCGTGCGGCGGTGCTGGCCCTGATGTCCAAGTCCCGGATGCTGGAGCAGCTGGGCAACAACAGCATCTCGCAGCAGCGGGCTGGGATCTCCGACTCCTCCAAGCGTCGGGCAGGCTGAGTCTGAAGGACGGAGCCAGAGAGCTCCATGTGAAAGGGACTAAGGACAATGGGAAACATCAATAGCAACAACGCGCCCATCGACGCGGCTGCCCTGGAAGCGGAGATCGCCGCTGCCAAGGGTGGGGCCAAGAAGGGTGGTGGCTCCAAGTTCGTGGGGAAGAGCACCAAGGGTCTGGTGGTCAAGCAGAAGGACCTGCCCACGGAGCAGGAGGGCAGGCCCAACTCGGGCCGGGTGACCTTCCGGATCCTCCCGGCGATGTCCGACATGGTGATGCCCTGGGTGCGCTTCGACGAGCACTTCTTCTTCAACGAGGGCAACCGGGAGTGGGCCGGGTTCAACTGCTTCTGGCGCCACAGCAACGGCGAGGAGCAGTGCGAGGGGTGCGACTTCATCCGCGCCCTGAACGAGCAGATCAACTGGCCCATGGAGAAGATGAGCGAGGAGCAGCAGAAGGACTACCTCCGGGCCAACCCCCGCTTCCGCGGCGCCAAGAAGATGGCGGGCTCCAAGGCCAAGACCCAGATCGCCATGAACGTGGTCTTCACGTCCTGGGCGGGCGGGCCTGTGCCCGAGCAGTTCTCCGGGGTGCGGGTGTTCCAGGTCGGCGGCGGGATCTGGAAGGGCACGACCAAGAACCAGGTCGGCGGGCTGGTGGAGATCCTCAGGGACAACCCCAACCTCACGGACCCCAACGAGGGCCCCGAGATCTGCATCGTCAAGTCCGGCGTGGACCTCGACACCACCTACCCGGTGAGCGTCGTGACCATCAAGGAGAAGGCCATGATCGGCGGCAAGGTCCGCGAGGTGGAGGTGCCCAACCTCATCCCCATCGCCAACGACGAGGCCTCCATCCAGAAGCTCCTGGACGATCGGGCCGGCCTCTCCATCTTCCTCCGGATGCGTACCCACGAGGAGGCCGCCGCTGGCATCGACAAGGTCAACACCTTCATCGACTTCAACGCCGCCCCCGCCAAGGCCCCGGCTCCCCGTCAGGCCGCTCCGGCCCCCCAGCGCACCGCCCAGCAGGACCTGGAGACGGAGTTCGGCACCGTTCCGGGTGACGACGACGACGTCCCTTTTTGACGAAATAGGTGTTCGCATCCCATGCGAACCCTCCCACCTCCCCGACCGTGGCACGAATCGCCCTGATCGTGCCACGCCTTCCCTCCCGACATAGCTGAGGTACCATGTACATCACACGACTCTGTATGGGTTGTTGGCGCCTGCATATCGCCTACTGGCATACGTTCCGCACGTTGCAGCAGGTTCTACGGCGTCTGGAGGAGCGGGGGTGCATCGTCGTCGGAAGCGAGAAGGTGCGCCTGTGAGCATCTGCCAGGCCTGCAAGGCAGCCAAGATCGACGTGGCGTACTACCCGGACACCCGACTGTGCATGATCTACCAGCTCGCCACCGGGACATTGCCATTCGGGCCGGAGGGCGAGGGGCTCATCTGCTACGAGTGTGCCTGTCACTTCCACCGGATGTACTGCGCCGTCGAGCACGCCCTGCTGAGGCATCGTTTCATCTTCAAGTAGGGCAGAAGGGTTGTAATGGGTAGCGTACTCTTCCTCGGTGACACTCACTTTCACAATCACCGCTACGAGGGCGGAGAGCTGGTCGGGGGCGTCAACCGGCGCTGTCGGGAGCTGTTGTCCTCAGTGGAGCGCACGGTGGCCCTGGCGGTGTCCAGGCATGACGTGACGGACGTGGTGCAGGTCGGGGACTACTTCGACCAGTGCCGCCCGCCGGCCCCAGTTGTCGAAGCCTGCATTCGGATGATGAAGGCCTCGGGGCTGCGCTGGCACCTTCTCCGAGGCAACCACGATGCGGGGGCCTTTGGTGTTCCATCTGCTCTGGCGCCTCTGGCGCACATCGAGGGGATCCATGTCTACGAGGATCCGGAGCAGGTCGAGCTAGGGGGGATGAGGGTGGCGATGATCCCGTACATCTCACACTCGACCCTGGAGGCGCTGGAGATGGCTCTGTATGCCATCCAGGGGGCAGACAAGATCGTGATGCACTACGGGGTGGTAGATACCGCTACCCGCCCGGACCAGGTCACGGAGCGGGACATCTTCCGCTTCCTGGCCAAGCGCGGTGTCCGTGCGAACCAGGATGTACCAAGCCAGCTTGTGATCTCCGGGCACGAGCACGGGGCACGTTCCGTGATCCGCCACAGGCCGGACAGTCAATCCCGTGCCATCGGAAGCTACGCCGATCTGGACTGGAGCGCAGTGAACTTCTCCAACGCAGCGGCACTGGTGGTGGGCTTCAACGACGGTGTGAGCAGGTACTACAGCCTCCGGGTGAAGGGGCCGGCCTTCCAGAAAGTGCCCGATGGCTCGACCATCCAGGAGCTGTTGGTCAGGGCCTTGAACAGCCAGGGGGCGGGCTTGTATCTGGACGGGACCGAGAAGTCGGCTCCGCTGCTCTCGGTTCTGCGGGAGCTCAACCTGATCCAGGGCTACAGGGTGCAGGGGGTAGCGGTGGACTCCGAGCCAGGGAAGCAGGCTTCGGAGGAGGGTTTCGCAAGCGCCGAGGAGGTGATTGCGGAGGTGCTGGAGCGCAGTGGTGCGGATCTGGCAGAGGATTCAACACAGAGGGTCTGGGCACAGTGCCTGGATCACATCAGGGAGCGTTGATCATGGCTGACGAGAAGAAGACCGAGATGGTGTACGACCTGGGGGTGATCGACACGGTGTTGGACGACGTTCCAGCGGGCGATCCCAGCATGGACGAGATCAACGAGCTGCTGGACCAGCTCAAGGGGCTGAAGATGACCCCGCCGGTCCAGCTGACCTGGGAGCGCCTGGAGAAGAAGCGTGCGGAGCTCAAGGACTTCGCCGCCATGGACATCCAGGACAAGGCCTGTGTCCTGGCGCTCGTCGCGGTCCGCAATGCCCGCATCCGTGACAACGCCAAGGGGCTGCTGGAGCAGGCCACATGATCGAGAGGGTCACCCTGTCCAACTTCCTGGGGGTGCCCTCGGGTGAACTCAAGCTCGGTCCCAGGGTGACCCTCCTCACTGGGGCCAACGGCTCTGGCAAGACCACCCGCCTGGGGGCCCTGGTCTGGGCCCTCTGGGGCCAGAACATGCGCGGCGGCCCGTTGGTCACCGGCACGGAGGTGGATGTCTTCCTCTCCGGGGGAAGGACCATCAAGCGGGTGGTCTCCCCCTCCGGGGAGCGTGTCCGTCTGGACGGCAACCCTGTCTGGCAGCAGAAGACCAAGGTACTGGCCGAGCTGGAGGCCCGCTTCGGGACCTTCGCCTCCTGGAGCCGGTCTCTTCACCTCTCCGGCAAGACCGTCGGGGCCTTCGCAGGCGGGTCGGCCTCCTACCGCTGGGACCATCTGATCCGGCTCACCGGAGCGGCCCGCTACGACCAGGCCATCGAGCGCGCCAAGGTCAAGACGAAGGAGGCGGCTGTGGCCTTCAACGATGCCAAGGTGGGGGAGAACCTGGCGGCGTCTGTGATCAATCGCGCCACAAACGACTTCCACAGGGCGTGCGTACTGCTAGCACAGGATCGTACCCCGATGGACCACAGCCGCCACGAGGCAGACCTACAGACCGCGGAGTACCTGTACGCCAGGTTGGAGGCCGGACGACAGCTGGTCCTAACGCAGCAGGATACTGTCGACCAGGCTGGGAAGCGTGAGGACGCGACCGTGGCCGATGTAGAAGCTGCCAATCGTAGGGTGGCGACCCTGCTGCGCGAGTCGGCCCGGTGCGAGGCCTGCGGGGGAAACGTCCCCAACCCGGAGCTGGGTGCAGCGGAGCAGGCTGCCAAGGTGGCGGTGGATGCCATGACGCTGGCCAGGACGGAGGGCTACAAGGAGCGCGATCGGCTCTACGCCATACGGGAGCGGATCCAGCAGAGGCAGCGTGAACTGGCACAGGTCCAGTCCCGGCTGGAGCGTGACGAGCAGTTGCATGAGCGCTTCCTGCGCTCGGAGAACGAGCTCTGGGACAAGGTCCTGGAATACGTCCTGGCCAGTCTGGAGCTGAAGACAGCACAGGAGAAGCTGCTGCTCGTATCCGCGGAGGATCAGGAGCAGAAGCGGGTGGTGTCGACCCTGGCGGAGTCGAGGAGGGTCTATCTCCAGAGCCACCTTGCGGAGATGAATCGCAAGGTGACGGAGTACCTCAGGCTGATCTCTGCCAAGGCCATGGTGCAGCTACGGGCTGCTGGGGAGACAGGCCTGGACCTGGTGACCGAGGGGACGGGGGCGACCAGCTACTCGCAGTGCTCGGGCGGAGAGCAGCGCCGGATCGACCTGAGCATGGCCCTGGCCATGTCCGAGGTGGCCTCCAGGACGGGCAATCTGACCCTGGAGACACCGCTGGTCGTGGACGAAGCCTTCGACACGCTGGATGAGGCCGGCATGGAAGCGCTACTGTCCCTGGCGTGTCGCATCTCCGAAACCAGGCAGGTCCTTCTCGTCAGTCACGTACTGCCCGATCTCCCTCTCGGCCCCGACATCGTCCATATCCGGCTGGGCCCGTGAGACTCCAGGCCTTCCTGCTGGAGCTGTCCCTCGGGATGGATCGCTTCCGCTACTGGGAAGTAATGGATGCGATCGGCCCCAAGACCAAGCTGGTGCACAACCGGGGGGTGTACATGGACTACGTCGCTGGGCACTTCAGGCTGGGCAACCTGGTGGAGTTCCACAAGTGGGCCGAGGTCATGGACTACTGGGGGCCGGAGGAGATGGCGCTGCTCGAAGCCAGGGCCACTCTGGAGATGATGGAATGACCCTGATCGAGCTCTGGAACGTCTTTGACAAGGAGTGATGGAATGACCCTGATCGAGCTCTGGAACGTCTTTGACAAGGAGTTACGGCCTGGCGACTGGGACAGTGTAGTCCCTCGCGAGATCAGGGAGCGTACTCCGTTGTTCGGACCAGAAATGGGCGTGAGCTATCTCCACAATCGTTGGGTGATCGAGAACCCGGAGAGGTTCAGGAAGTGGGCCATTGGGACCAGGCTCTGGAGCGAGTCCGAGATCCGGGAGCTGGATCCCTACATCGTGGCATTCCTTCTCCGCGACTGATGATCGCCGCACTCTTCGTCCAGCCTTCTGGTGTCTACTCCCGCGTTGCAGGTGTGGACATCTGGGGGCCGAAGAGGGATGCCAGACTCTACTCCGGGCCCTTCCCCGTGGTTGGCCATCCTCCATGCCAGCGCTGGGGGCGGTACTTCCAGGGCGGTCCGAGTCATCCCGGACTTCACACCCTCGGAGATGATGGAGGTTGCTTTGCCTCTGCACTGGCTTCGGTTCGGAGATACGGAGGTGTGCTGGAGCACCCCAAGGATTCCAAGGCCTGGGATGCTCATGGCCTCCGCCGGCCCCCATCCACAGGTGGTTGGATCCAGGCTGATGCGTATGGCCTGACCTGCTGTGTGGACCAGGGCCACTACGGTCACAGGGCTCGCAAGCCCACCTGGCTCTACACCGTCGGGGTCGGTGAAGTCCCCCTGGAGTGGGGCCGGAGCGGGGCGCAACATTCAGTAGAGAAGATGGGCCGGCACGAGAGGGCGAGGACCCCCGTCCCATTCCGGGACCTGCTCATCGAGATGGCCCGGGCGGTAAGGACATGAAGATGGTCGCTAATGACCGATTGAAGACCCCTCCGGACCATCCACGGTAGATCCGTCGTTGCGTCCGTTGCGATCGACTACAGACCCCTTCTAGCGCGTCCGCGAGGGTGCTACGCAACGACCCGATACCTCACCAGCGCATCGGGTCGTGGAAGGGTGCCGATCGTTGGTACGTTGTTTGCTCTTTCCGGAATACGGAAGGAGAAGAGAAGATTGTGGCACAAGGGCCTGAGAAGGAGCTGAGGATGACCAAGAAGGCGACGACCGGGGCGAAGTTCATGACGGTTTCTGGGGGCTTGAATCCCATCACGGTGGGGACGGTTCCCTTGGGGGAGTTGTCTTTCCGGCGTGAGAACTACCGGAAGATGAACGAGAAGCAGAAGGCTACTCTCCGGGCGAGCACGGACAGCCTGGGGTTCCAGAGCTTCCTGGTGGTGGTGAAGGAGTCGGACGGGACGTACGGGATCGTGGACGGGCATCACCGCCGGGACGAGCTGGAGGCCAAGGGGGCGACGGAGGCTCCTGTGATCCTGCTTCCTGAGGGTACGGATCCTCGGAAGGCGGACATGGGGATGTTCTCCTTCAACGTCTCTGCGGAGGTACAGGACGAGAAGTTCGCTTCCCTGGTTCTCCAGATGTTGGAGGATGGGGCGGATGCCGAGCAGCTCCGGCTTCACGCGGGCATCTCCGAGGACTTCATGAAGTCGGTTCAGGAGGCGTTGAAGGAGCCGTCTCCTGAGCTCGGAGGTGAGGACGACCTTCCCCGGGAGGGCAACGACGGGGGCCCCGGCCCGAAGGGCCCGAAGGCCCCGAAGGTGAAGATCGTCCTGGTGCTTCAGCGAGACGCGGAGGGGAACGCTTCTCCGGTGGCCTTCACCATGACGGGGGAGAAGACGATCATCTCCCGTGAGGTCCGCGAGGCGCTGGAGGCACAGAACCTGGTGCTGGAGGAGCTGGAGCCTCTCTGGTTCCAGTCCGGGGAGGATCTGCCCATGATCCTGGACTCGGTGCTCTCCGAGGACGAGGGAGAAGACGAGGGCCCGTGACATGTCCAGGAAGCAGGACCTGGTGCGCTCCTGCTGGAAGGGCATCAGTACCCTCATCCTCTGTCGCTGCATTGTAGAGCAGCGCCGGCTCAGGCAGCCGGAGGACGTGCTCTTCGTGAAGCACGAGTACTTCCCCACGGTCATGCCTCGTCTTCGGCCCTCCAAGATTCTCCACAGGCTCTACTGGGTGAAGCACAGACGGAAGTGCACACTCCGTCTGGACTGGCTCCTCAACCACAAGTTCACCCTGGTGGTCGAGGGGGAGACTCCCGACGATGCCATGGAGAAGATGATCAGGAAGGTTCTGGATGTCGACTACGAACTTCCGTGAGCTTGAGATCCTCTATGAGCCAGGGCTGACCGCTCTGTGGCACGCCATGTGTCGTCTCCGGGGCAAGCGCGGGAACGATACCCGGATCCTCATACGTCTCTATCCCTCCAACACCGGGCATGGAGGAATGCAGATCCGGGGCAAGCTGACGCTCTCGGCTATAGGGCTCCCTGCTCTCCCCTACACGGGTGTCGTGGTCGGGGAGACTCCAGAGATCGTGCTGGCAAAGCTGATGTACAAGATCACTGGCGGGGGAGTGACATGAGGCGGAAAGAAACCCTGGCCAAGGTCTCGATGGGAGAACAAGTAATGGCTGCCAGGGGCCTCGGCTCCGGGTACCACGGGATGAACTGGATCCGTGGCTCGACCCGGATGGCGATCTACTTCCGGGACCGCAACCCCAAGACGGGCAGGATGCGCTGTCTCTGGTGCAACAGGACCGTGTGGCTGTTCGGGCAGCACGGGAATCGTCGGGCGTGTCTGGACCACCTTCTGCCTGTGAGCAGGGGCGGGACTCATCATCCCCGGAACCTGGTGACCAGCTGCTTCGAGTGCAACCGTCACCGGGGGGCGTGCGAGTACGAGGCATGGATCGACTCTTCCAACTGGGACGAGGAGGTGGACAGAAGGATCAGGGCCGGCATCGAGCGCGATCTTCTACCTGGCGAGCGTCAGGAGGGTCGCAAGCGATGGCACAATCGCAGGGTCGGAGAGAAGAACCGGGGCGCGAAGCCGCCTTCTGAATGGAGACACTGAGCAGATGATCAAGCGATTGAATGCAGTGATTCGGCTGACGGGCCTGGGGCTGGCGTCGGCCAACGCGGTGACGCTCTCGACTCCTCACGGGGAGTCGGTGAGGCTCCAGGTGAGCCTGGCCTCGGACGACGGGACGGTGCAGGACCCGGGGGGCGGGACCTTCACCTTCCGGATGACGCATCCGGTGGGCGGCAGGGTGATCTTCCGGGACGAGACCCTGGGGACGGTAGGGCAGCGGGAGACGCTGCTGGATCTCGCCGTCCCGGCTTCCATCCCGGCTGGGAGCTACCAGTGGGATCTGTGGTTCACCCCGGCTGCGGGTTCGCTCCACCAGGTCATCCCCCTGGGCAGCTTCCTGCTCCTCCCGAGCTCCGGCTGAGTCATGGGGTGTATCCGGGGGCGTCCCTGGTCTCCTGAGGACAAGGAGAACCTCAAGAAGTGGTACCCGAAGCTGGGGATCGTGAAGACCTCCCTGAGGTTCGGGAGGGGGTCGGACGGTGAGCTGATCAGGACTCCGGCGGCGGTACAGCGCAAGGCCTGCCTGATGAAGATCCCGGGCAAGCGCAAGGTCTGGCCGACCTGGACCAGGGAGGAGGAGAAGATCCTCCGAGAGGGTTGGCAGGAGCGCTCCATGAAGCTGCTCAAGGCGCAGCTCAAGGGTCGTACCCTGATCGCCATCGAACATCAGGCAACCCAGGTGATGAAGCTGGGGCCGAGGTTCCACGGGCAGCTTTCGCTGTTGAAGGCCTGCGGGGTGCTCGGGGTTTCCTACCCGACGCTTCTCACCATCGCGAGGGTGGAGCAGGTACATCTTCAGAACAAGCGCTGGGGGTGCAAGGGTGCCCGCAGGGTGGTCGGGGAGGAGGAGATCACCGAGGCCTACCATCGGTTCTTCCGCAGGGAGAACAGGATCCAGTTCGAGGCGCGTTCAAAGACGCCAGAGAAGGTTGTCACGCTCGCCCTGGTTCACTCGGGGCGCAAGGTGAAGGGTCAGAGGATTCAACTGCGTCTCCTCCCGGAGGAGTGGGACGGCATCATGGAGAACTATGAGAGATCAAGAGCCGGAGACGGAGTACAGCGCGGTCCTGGACCTGGGGCCGGGATTCAACACGGTGATGGAGCGCCAGATCAGGCTGGCCGTGGAGGGGGCATTCGCCAAGGAGCGGATCGACAAGCTGGTGAATGGGTACGTCGAGCGCAAGGTACGGGAGGTGGTCGATGAGGCAGTCATGAACTCCAAGTCGTCCTGGATGCCGGCAGAGCTGAAGGAGCACCTCGCCAAGCGGATCGAGGAGCGTATGGGGGTCGCCAACATCCGGAAGAAGATCGACGCCGAGATCCCGAAGGCCTGGGAACGTTTCAGTTCCGGCTCGGGGGAGGGCAACCGGGAGCTGCTCCGGATGATCAAGTCCCAGATCACGGATAGGATCTGGCAGCTGTCTCACGAGGGCGAAGGTTTCAAGATCGTCAAGGCGTCGATCGAGAGGCTGATCCTCCAGACCCTCCAGACTGCGTCGGACGACTATGCGGGCAGGGTCTTCATGCAGTTCATCAAGACTGAGGAGAAGAAGCGATGAAGGCCCGGAAGGTGGCCCTGACAGATGATCAGGACAAGCTCTTCCTCCTGGCGGAGGAGATGCTCTCCCGGAAGGTGGGGCTCCGGATCACCCACCAGGAGCTGCTGATCCGTGTCCTCAAGTACGCCCTTCACGACAACGGGCCAGACTTCATGGCCCTGGCTTCGAGGCAGATTCAGGACGAGATCGACAAGATCATCAGGGAGAAGCGATGAGCAAGAAGCTGAGGCTGGCGATTCCGATCCAGACGGGACCTGAGACCATCCATCCGGCGGGTACCCAGGTCATCCCTGCTGGGGGAGACGAGGCCAACAGGTTCCTGGACTTCCTCCTCCGTCATCGCTCGGACGTTGTCCCGAAAGTCCCCTTCACCTTCAAGCTGGTGTGGCTCGGGGGTGAACTGGAGATGCTGGATCCGGAGATGGTAGTCGAGACGGACCTGTGACCGGGGACATCCTGATTGTCACGGGCAGCCGGCTCCTGGCCAGCCGTGCTCGGGGGAAGGACTGGGCGCTGCCACCAACGAACTGCTGGGGGTGCCTGAGTGGCAGGTCACCAAGCCTCCCAAGCAAGGATGGCCAGGATTAGTGCGATGATGAGCACGTCGAGGAGGGTGCTCCCCGTGGTCAGGGGAGTCCGCAGGTCTTCCAGAAGAGCTGGAGATCCTCCAGGGTGCCTCGGAAGCATGATCGGTCCTGGCTGGTTCGGGCGAAGCTCTTGAACCCTCGGGGGTACTTGGCCTTGTTGCTGGGGCCGTTCTCCACGGAGGAGCTGTACTGCCAGAGGCTCCAGTCCTTCCAGGCTCCCCACGACTCCGGCATGGCCTTGGGGGGCGGCCCGTACTTGGCGATGAAGAGGGGCGAGCGCCCCAGCTTGGCACGGGTCTCGGGGGAGGCCTTGGCCATGTACGAGAAGAGCATGGACTCGTAGGTGTAGAAGAGGGGGAAGCGTCCCGTCTCCTTCTGGACGAGCTCACAGAACTCCGCAGCCTGCTCGAAGGACATGGTGTTGTCCTCCCCGGTCCGCTTGTTGACGTTGGTTTCGCAGTCCAGCATCAGGGTGGCCTCAGGGAAGGGCTCCACCTGCTTCAGGAAGTTCTGTACCTGCTTGGTCACAGCCGTCTTGCGGTTGCCGAAGTGGTAGAGGCCCGAGAGGATGCCCTCCGCCTTCAGCCTGGGCATGGTCTTGGCGAAGCCCTTGTCCACGAAGTCGCCGCCCTCGGTGGCCTTGGAGATGAACAGGACGCCCCCGTCCAGCTCCTTGAACTTCTTGAGGTCACAGACGCCATCGGCGTTGTGGATGTCGACGATGCCGGTGATCAGTCCGCTCATGGATTCGCCCTCCGGAACTCTGCCAGGTCGAGGGGAGTGGGGTCCACCTCTCCGAGCCCTCCACCCCATGCCTCGTGGAAGCTCGGACCGCTCTCCTCCCCGCCGATACGGGGGTTCATCATGGCGGGGCCGAATCCGACCGGGGAGCACACATCGGCATCGCCCTGGTGGATGCAGACGTGCAGCATCCCCAGCGCATGGCCTACCTCGTGGCCGACTGCCTGCTGGAAGGTGCTCTCGCTGGTGAAGCAAGTGCGATCCAGCTCCACCACACGCGAGCCCACCTCCCAGTGGGCGGCGTCCAGGGAGCAGTCCCTGGAGACGAAGGCCTGCACGGCCACACGCGAAGCGGAGCGTCCGCCCTCGGGAGCACGGACGAAGGTCGGGCCCAGTGCGTTGAGCCGGCCCAGCTGCTCCATGATCAGGGTGTCGTCGGAGTCGAGCCACTCCGGGTCCACGTAGACCGAGATGATCCCGTAGCGTACGGGGTCGTGCTGGGTAGGCGGGTTGCAACCGGCCATCCCCAGCAGGGCCAGGAAGGTGCCGATGCGCCTCACAGCTGGGGGACTCCCAGGTTGTCCAGCAGCTCGTGGGCGTAGATGGCCACCTCCATCGGGGGGACGAGGTTCTCGTCCAGGCTCATCCAGGCGCCGGTCAGCATGGCCCTGGCGGACTTCTTGGCGCCGGGACCGAGGTGGTAGCTCTTGTCGAGCGTCTCCTGGACGGAGTTCACGGTGCGGATGCGCCCGGTGATGCGACGGGAGATCGACTCCCCGATCACGTATGCCTGCACCTCCTCCTCGCCTCGCGCATCGTCCGAGACGACGTAGAACCAGGTGCTGACGGGCCAGTCCTTCTGCTGCCGGAAGGCGTGGTGGAGCTCGTGGGAGAGGGTGATGACCAGCTGATCCGGGTTCTCCCGGGCAGCCTTGGACAGGTACACGGCGCTCCGGGGGCCGAGCGGACTGACCGTAAGGTCCTCCGGGTCCGGGATGGTCGTGGAGAAGCTCTCCAGGAAGTCCTTGGGATTCATCCCGCCCACCGCCAGGACACCCGCCGCCGCGAACATCGCGACCGAGCGCTCCTTGTCGTAGACACGGGCATTGAACCGCTCGATCATCTTGTCTCGGAAGACGATCGCCTGTGCGTGAGTCAGCATAGCTTTGGGGATTCCTCTCTTCGGGTCTTGGTCAGTCGTGGGAGACGCCCGCATCCGTCATCCGGGTGCAGGTCGCGTAGCCGTTCCGGATCACGCAGCTCCCGCCCGTGGCCGAGCAGGGAAGCGTGGCCCAGGAGCGCCAGCGCTCGCCCTCGTCACACCACTGCGGAAGCCCCTCCTGGGTGCAGCGGGCCGTACCCGCGGTGCCAGGGCAGTTCTTGGGCTGGCGACACCCCATCTGGCCGGGGAGGACGAGGAGAAGGAGAACGGTGAGCAGGATCTTCATCGGAGGGGAGCCTGCACCGGAGCCCGCTCCGACTGCAAGGCCCTCAGCTCCGACTGAGCCGCCTCCAGCTGGGCCCGCAGCGCGATGATCTGACCGTCCCGGGGATCGAGCTCGACCTTGCCGGTCTTGATCTGGGTCAGACCCTCGACAGCCTTGACCGGGTCCAGACCCAGGCCGCGGAGGGCCTTGATCATGCCCTGGAGACGGGGCTGCTTCTCCCCGAGAGCGACCCACTCCTCCGGAGTACGAGTCCGGATGATCAGCACCAGAACGGCTGAGAGAGCGGGCCAGATGTACCCGAAGTGGGCAACAACGTAGGCGGAGATCGACGAGAACATGCAAGACTTCTATCACAGCCCAGATGGTCAAGTGGCCATGGTGAGGATCTACACAGTGGGTCGGAGGAGCGGCTCCCCCCTGGATCGTTATCTGGTCCTGGCCACGAGCGTCCCCGGGCGGCGTGCTGGGTACAACGCGACCACCAAGACGTTCCGTACGCCCAACTCCGCTCTCCTAGACTTCACCAGGCCTCTGAACGGTATGGTGCCCGTCTGGCTGGAGAGCTGTACGAGGTGGGGGGCGTTCGGGCCGGATCATGTGGTGGCCATGGTCACCCTGGGGGAGTTCCGATGATCGAGCTCAAGGGTACTGGGGGGCGTGCCTACTATCTGCTCCAGGTTTCTCCGGAACAGCTCATGACCCTGGTCCCGTACGGTCCCTACAACCCGGCGTCTGTCGTTCAACAGAGCCTTCTGGCCGATGATGGCTTTGAGACCAGGGGGACGTCAGGGAACGGCTGGTTCGGCGGGTTCTACATAGAGACATGGAGAGTACGATGATCGAGCTCGTCGGCTACGGGGAAGTGACCTTCCTGGACATCAGGGAGTCGCGGGACATGCCGTTCGCTCAGTGCGTTGCTCCGGATGATCTGGAGCGGGCATCTGATGGCGAGTTGTCGGTGTCCTGGTTCAGCTCCAGGAAGGTCGGGGCTACGTTCGTGGAGGTGTGGGAGATCCGGCCGGTTCGGGTTCAGAAGCGGTAGGCTCGCCTCGGGGATGGACCTGGCAGTAGCCTCCGGAGACCTGCGCTTGGGGATGGCGGTATGCTGGTGCGAGGCTGGCGAGCTCCCGGGCCTTGGCTCGCTTCTGGAAGTGCGCCTTGACCAGCTCCATGACGACGCCCACGACCAGGGATGCGATCATTCCTATGAGGACGGTGAGCAGTCTGTCCGCCACGGCGCCTACCAGGCCCCCTGCGGCCATCTGAACCAGGATCCTGTCCCCGAAGCTGAAGTGGTGATCGTGCATGCCCCGATGGTTCTCCGCGGTCTCAGCCGCCATGGTGTGCGGCGATCCTGTCAAAGACTGGGGCGTACGCCAAGTCGTGCTGCCTGTAGTGAAAATCAGGTCGGCTTGAGTTCGAGGGAGCACATGAGGTCCAGGCAGCCGACGCCGGGGACGCCACCGGGCTTGGTGCGGAGCTGCACCTTGTCCCCGGAAGCCACCACGAAGACGTTGGTGTTGTCCCGCTTGGCCTCGTCTACGCCGCCAGCAGAGAAGGTGATGACGATGCCGGTGGCTCCGTAGCCTGTTCCGGAGTCGACATAGACTTCCACGTCGGTGGCGACCACGGTGGAGGAGTTGCGTACGAAGCCGTGCAGCCTCTGGAGGGTACCGGCCCTGGTGACCCGGAAGCTGGGCCAGGCTGCGCTGGCCACAGTCTTGGCGGTACGCACCCCGAATCCCGGGTCGAGGACGCATTGATCCGCGCTCGCGGGCAGGTCGGTGTTGCCGAAGACGAAGGTGGTGAAGTCCTTGCCGTCCGTGTACGCCTTGGTCGAGACATCCTGGGCAGCAGCAGGGTCGAGGACGTTGGAGATGGCGCGGTTCCCGCCGACGGCCTCCAGTGCGAAGGTGGTACTGTTGAGCTGCCAGCGGGTCGTACCGAGGATCTGGAACAGGATTTCAGCTTCGCTGTTCAGGGCCAGATCGGTGGTGCCTGTCGTCTGGATGATACGAATCTGGTCCAGATCCGGATCGTGGAGGGTGATGTCCCCGTGCGCGCTGATGGAGAAGATCGACGCCGCTGCCTGGGTGGCCAGCCTGAAGATGGGGTTGGCCTGTGCCGCTGAGAAGCGCATCAGCCTCAGGCTGATGGCATCCACCGCAGCGTTCATCTGGATGGCGGCCTGGAGGGCCTGGAGGTTGACCCCGTTGGGGTACGTCCCGGTCGGTGCCTGGGAGAACACCAGGGGCTCGTTGGTGAGCTCGGATGAGCCAGCTGCTCCCATGAAGTGGAAGTACCAGTCGGGACCATCCAGGCCGACGACGTAGCCGATCTTCCTGGGGATGGCACCGGCCAGTAGCGAGGGCGCTCCGACATCACTGAGGTACACGGGGTCGCCCACGACAGCGACACCGCCAGTGGCAGGTCCGAAGAGCCCGTTGGATCGGGCCCTGACCAGGTCCCCGATGGCTGCTGCGGTCAGCTCGTCGGGGGTGTACTCCATGATGTAGAGCTCGTCCGCGGCATCGACGGCACTACTCGCCAGGGCCAGGCTGAACTCGGGGATGACCCGCTCCTCGGGGAGTCCCGCGTTGAGGGTGTAGATCCCCGTCACCCGGAGTATGGCGGATCGGGTCATGACAGCGGCGGCTGCTCCGACGAGCATCCCCCCCTGGGTGAGCCCGATGTCCACCAGCTTCATGAAGCGGTTGACCGCCAGGGCCCATCCACGGGTGGTGGAAGTCTCCCTGGTCTCGCCCGCTGCCGGGATGCGGTGGTTGGTCCTCCGCTGGGCCACGGCTGCGACCACCGTGTTGGTGGCCTCCGTGGCCAGGGTACGGTTGACCGTCAGCTTGATGAGGTAGCTGCCCTCCACGTCCGGGGTGAAGGTTGGCGCCTGGATGGCCGGGTTGGAGAAGGCGGCGGCGGAGCCCTCGGGGCGGTCCAGGAACTCCCAGAGGTAGGTGAGCTCCCCTCCGGTGTTGACGTTGTCCAGACCGATCAGGGTGTTGATGACCAGAGCGGTGCCGTTGGGGGGATTGCTCCCATTGACGGCATTTATGGAGATGAGCGCCTGGACCATGGATCAGCCTCCTTCGTCGGCCCTATCAGCCCTGACCGAGAGAGACGTGGAAGAACACTGCCTCGTTGGCGGACAGTGCAGCTGCGGCAGGGTGTCGCACCTCGAACGAGAAGCTGTAGTAAGGCTGTCCCACGGCAAAGACCTCCGGGTTGTTCGTGGTGTAGTTCGCGTCCGTCCCCGCCAGGATGGCGGCCAATGCTGGCGTCGCCACCCCGGTTCCGCTGGCAGACACGTTCACGGTCCGTGGCGCAACCGCCCCCAGCGGGGTGATCGTCACGGACCCGCGGTACCCGCCTACGAGGGTACGAGGTCGGATGTCGCCTCCGAAGAGGTAGACCGTCGCGGTGTAGCTGGTCCCAGCAGCAGGCGGGACGTTGTTGGCGAAGGTCATCTTCGCCGTCACCCCCGGAGGTAGCTCCAGGGCTGTGACAGACGTAGCGGCGATACCGGCCACGGTACCGGCGATGGTGATCCGCCCTCCGGCACGGATCATCCCGCCCGGGTAGATCTTCGGGCGCAGGTCCGCGATCATGTCCTGGGTGACTGCCACCACCGCACCAGCAGAGCAGTCCAGGTTGATCCTGGCGATCTTGACGTACCCAGCCGTGGTCGCAGGCTCCGTGGCCGCCGCGATGGTACCGACTGCCACCACCCCGGTGACGTAGCTGATCGGGGCCGTGCTTGCCCCTGGAGCTGCCGAGCCGGTGCGGCCTGACAGGTCCCAGTGCAGTCGCTTGTTCTTGACCGTGGGATCGAACACCCGGGTGGCAGCGTTGAAGATCCCGACCGTGGCAGGGGAGCCCGCCAGGTAGTCCGCCCTGACCTCGATGATGTCGATCCTGCTGGAGCCCACTGCCGGCGGAGCAGGGACCGTCAGGTTCTCCGCCGCAGACAGGACCAGCGGGGCACCGAGCGACGACTCCCAGTCGGTGCCTGAGGTACCGTCGATGTCGGTAGCGCTCGCAGGCGCTGCATACGGGGATGCTCCGATGCCCGGGCGCACCTGCACCGTGAAGGCACCGTTGACCATGGTGAAGAAGCTGCCGCCGAAGAACCCACGGACGGGATAGACCATCCTGGACTGGTCCTCGAACACCTCCGTCGGGTCGCCACTGAAGGCCCCAGCGAAGACCTCGCTCCTCGCCCACTGCATCGTCTGTGCGATGTAGTCCTGGAGCCTGTTCAGGTCCGTCGAGCTCGGGCGCTGGCGCACAGGAACCAGAACACGGGAGAAGAAGTCGTAGAGGCCCATGGAGTTTCAGTACCCTTCCTGATGAAGTCCAGCAACGATGCCCGCCGCTCGAAGCGACTGCATCTGCTCATACACGCTGTTCAGCAGCGCGTCCTGCGCCACATCCCTACCGTCGTAGCAGAGCCCCAGATCGGCCCCCTCTCCGAAGGTCTCACTGTCCGGCATGTCGTAGGCCGGCACAGCCCTCCGGCCACCGCTGATCGGGGAGATGAGTTCGTCCAGGCTGTAGACGGTGTCGTCGTAGCCGCCCCCGTAGTCCTCCATCGGCTGGATCTTCCCAACCACCAGGTAGAACGTGCCCCACTGCTCCCGGTCGTCTGCATACCAGTCGAGTGCGGGGAAGTACCTGGGCCTGGGATCGTCGTAGGTGAACACCCCCATCGGGTCGTCCAGGTCGTACGCGGTCTGAAGATCCGTATCCCAGCTCTCCACGAACTCCCAACGGGAGTCGGTTGGCCCCAGAAGATTCTCCGCCATCCGCTCCATGGCCCCCGGAGTCAGATTGTCCGGAAGGTTTCTGGTTCTGTATGAAAGAGAAAGATCAGTTTCTCCGGAATACCGAGAGAGGTTGTTGCCCCGGGCCAGAAGGTCCAGCATCGGAGCCCTGCCGCCCACGGTTGGGCTCATCTGCCTGACCCGGATGCCAGGGTCGGCGTATGCAGGGCTCTGGATCATCGTCCGGACGGTGCTGATCTCTCCCGGGCGGTCGATTCCTCCGGGGGTGGTCGTGGCACCGTCCGTATTGGCCTGGAAGTCCTGAAAGACTGATCGTACGGCGACCACATGGGGGCCGAGGTCGCTAGCGGTGAAGACGGCGTCCTGTACGGTGCGGAAGAGCTTGCCGCCATCTGCCTGGACGATGGTCCCGGAGAGCACGGTGACAGCCGGCCCCAGGGTGTTGGTCCGGTAGAACTCTACGACTCCGGTAGAGAACGCTCCTCCGCTGGCGTAGGCCACGAAGAGTCCGTCCCCGGTGGTACGCACCGCGCTGGAAGCTCGGGCGAACTCCTTAGCCAGAGCTCGGATGAGCTCGTAGCCTTCTCCGGCCTTGAGACCGTTGAGGTAGTCCGGTTCCATGACACGGTCTGCCAGGGCCAGCAGATCGGCTTCGGTACGGACCATCAGGCCGGAGTCGAGGAGTGTCATCAGACCGTGGTGGTGAAGGTGGGGGATGTCCTGAGCACCTGCCCAGGCAGCGGGACCACGTTGCCGATGGGCGAGAGGATCTCGCCCCCGGTGTAGTAGATTCCTGAGGTCCTCCGGAGCACGTCACGGATGGAGTCCGTGGTCAGGATCGCTCCCGGCTGGAGATTGTTCACCATCTGCACCAGGGACGTGATCACCAGCGCCCTGACCGCATCTTCATCGGCCCCTGCCACATACGATAGTGACAGCCGGATGGGCTGGATCACCACCTGTGCGAAGACCACCACGACCCCTACACCGGCAGCCCTCCACTCCCGGAGGAGCTGGTCCAGCTGGGTCCTGAGGTTGGCCAGCTGGGAGGCATAGGTCGCAGGGACCGACGAGGACGTGACGAACTGCTCGGTGTAGCTGTCCGCGACCACAGCCTGGATGTACCCGATGGGCCGTCCCAGGGTATCGAGGTTCTCGAAGACGGTGACCTTGACGATCCCAGCCACGGAGAGCAGCGCCTGCTCGATGGCCCCGAGAGTCGCCCTCCGGGCTGCCAGGTAGTGAAGGCGATACCGGACCGCGTAGTCCAGGTCCGTCTCCCGATCCTCGCCTCCGAAGGTGGCCGAGACATTGCTCACAGTCATCCCGGCAGCAGGTGCCCCGGAGATGGTGGTCGTCAGGTTGACGATCTTCCCCGCCGTGGCCTTCTGGCTCGCTCCGGCCAGAACCGACCGGATGGGCACCTGTATGCTGGTAGTCCCGATGGGAACGCTGGTGGACGTGGCAGTGATGAACTGGACACCGTCCGCCGTGGAGAGCACCACACCCTCCGGGATGGTGAAGGCAGAGACCACAGCAGGGCCGAAGTAGAAGGTCTCATACCCGAAGGAGGGTGCAGCCTGCTTCCTCAGCAGGTCCGGGTAGCGATCCGTGATCAGCCGATCCAGAGCTGCTCCCCGTGCTGTCCCTACGAACAGGTCAGCCCGGAGGGAAGCGAGCTGTCCCACCACCTCGTCGGCCATGGCGGCCCCTGCGGAGATGATGTTGTCCAGGTCCGAGCCGACCCGGTTGAGCTCATCCAGGGACAGTCGAGGGTTGCGGACCAGAGCCTCGGTCTGTCCGATCCTGCGGAGGTCCTTGAACGTCGGTAGGTCTGTCACGAGGCTCCTCAGGACGCGGTGATGGTGGTCTCGACAGGGCCGAGCTCAGTCTGGACCTTGATTCCGATGGACAGTACACCGGATTGCAGGGCGAGGGCGACCTTGGCCTGTACCACCCCCGGCTCCCTCTGGATCTCGTCCGTGATCTTCCTCTGGAGAGCCGACAGGCTACTCACTCTGAGGATTCCCTTGATCTTCAGATCCAGACCGAACTCCGCCTCAGGAATATGGAAGAACCCACCAGGCATGGTGGTGAGCCTCCGGAAGATCATCTTCCTCAGCAGGTCCACACCGTAGACCCGGACGTAGCCTCCGGCCTCGGAGGTCTTGAGCGACCCGCCCACGATGTCCGTGGTGAACAGGTCGAAGGGCCCTGTCGGCTCGTTGATGTCCGTGGTCGGGAGCACCCCTCGAAAGTCCACGGAGTACGGAGCCGAGATCAGGACCCTGGTATCCGCCTGGAGGGTCGTGGATCCGATCCGGTGGTAGTAGTTCCAGCTGGCCAGAGGCTCCCGGAAGGTGATGACCACCCTCCGATCCGTCACCTTCTGCACCAGGACAGGGGTGTACGCCGCCCCGGTCGTAACCAGTGAAGCCGTCCAGGTCAAAGGGTTGAGGGCGTCCCCGGTGGTAGTCGCAGAGGCGCAGCGCGCCCCTCGGGAGAAGGTCACCACCACGGCGTGGGTGTTGAGGGCAACGGCGGACTCCATGAACAGGTTGGGGTTGGTACCCCAGTCCATGTAGCCCCAGGATCCAAGGCCCCATCCAGGCTCGGTCATGTGATGGCTCCACTTCCGGTACCAGGTCCGGAGATTCCCACCCCGGGCGTGACGCCTGAGACAGATGCCACCGTGACCGTGACGGAGGCCAGTCGGACATGGGTCACGATGGCGTTGCCGATCTTCTTCCAGATCTCGGCCCTCTGTGCGTCCCCTGCCTGGGGATGCAGGGCAATCGCATCGTTGACTGCGGACATCAGAGCTGCTCCGAGGATGTCACCGTTCATCATACGTCAGCTCTTCCTTGCGAAGACCTTGGAGGATGCGTTGCCCAGAGCGGTCTGCGTCTGGCCCGTGAAAGGGTCGTAGGCCTCCCCTTGTACCACTCCCTGCAACGCCGTGTGCTCGCTCATCCCCAGGTGGACGCTGCCCCCATCTACTTGGAGGTTCACACTTCCGGCACCCTCCACGGTGATGGAGACGTTGGCACCTGCGGAGACGATGATCCTGGTGTTGGCTCCGGGCTTGGCCCGGAGGATCACATCCGGGGACGGCTCGAACTGCTCTGGCTCGTCCGAGGGGACACCTTTCATCTCTGCAAAGGGTCGGTCGCCTGCATCCCACATCCTGGAGATGAGAATGGGCCCCATGTCGCAGTTGCCATCGGGGATGCCGATCAGCACCGTGTCTCCCTCCTCCAGTGGGAAGTAGAACCCGAAGCCGCCTCCGGCGTAGGGGGCGCCCACGAAGACCGTCTCAGGCTCCTCGTTGGGGATGAGGGTAACGTCTGCGAAGATGCCCTCCTGGGGGTCGACCACGACCCGCTCCACCACGGCCAGCTTGAGGTGGAAGCGGGTGTCCATGTTGGGCCGGCGGAGGAGCTCCGCCATCCGCCCGCCTGTAAGACCTCGTCCGCTCATCGGGTGTTCCTCCAGCGTGATGCAGCTCCGGACTCGACGAAGTCGGAGAAGCTCCCGTGCTCGCCAGCAGTTCGCGGAGCAGGTGTACCGTACCGTTGGAGAGCCTCACCGATGCTACGGTTCTCGGCCTCAGCGTCGTCGAGCCTGCGCTCGATCGCAACACGAGCTGCTCTTGGGTCTGCGATACCCTCCTCCGTCCTGGGCCTGGCATCAGCATGGCTTCGTACCTGGCGGTTGTGCTGCTGCTCCACGTTGGTGACGTAGTCCCAGCGGGGCGTCCAGTAGTTCTGGATCTCCATCTTCACCGTCATGGTATCCCCACTGAAGTCCAGGGTTACGCCCGACACCCTGAAGTATCTGAGCACCCCCATGACGTTCCCCCTGGCTGAGGCCACGATGGCCCTGGAGAGGTTCTCATCCCGGAGGTACCGTCGCACCTCCGCTACTGCCTCAGAGAAGGGCAGCTGCATCGTCCTGTTGAGGGTCGAGACGATGGGCGATCGACTATCTAGGTGCGAAGCATCCACCAGCACCTCCACGGGGTCGCCCACCCGGAGCCTGATCAGGTCGGGATCAGCGTTGCTGCCGCCGAAGGAGGTGAGGCCTGCCGCCTCGATATCGCCCTTGATCTCTCCTCGTCCGATCTGCTCGTACATGGACTGTGCGACGGAGACCAGCTGGGCCATGGTGGTGGCGCGCGGCTCCACGATCGTCAGCACCTCCTGTGACTCCTGGCCGCCGAGCGAGTCTCGGATGTCCCGGCCATGTCCGGTCGAGAGACCTTCGGCCCGACCTTCACGGACGTTCCTCGGGGGCCAGACGGCCTCCATGTGCCGCTCTTCATGGCGCCCACGGGTAATGGCGGAGCGGTTGAAGGTGACGACCCGGACGGCCTTGGGCTTGGCGTGTCCCGCGTAGTTGCGGGTGATCTTCATGGTCTTGATGTCGCGACCGTAGACCAGTCTTCGGATGCCCCAGGTGTCCGTGACCTCGTTGTTGGACCGTACAGCGTTGCCCAGGAACGCCGTCTCGGAGAGCTGGGTGTTCAGCTGACGGAACAGATCCTTTCCAGGGCTGATCACCAGTCTCCGGCCCACGAAACGCGGGACACAGCCCACGATCTGGCAGTACCTGGTGATCAGGTCCCAGAAGTTCATGTTGTCCGCACCGCCACCCGGGCTGGCTCCGCGACCGCCCGCACCTCTCCGATGGCGGGGCACATGGGAAGCGTTCCCAGGCGAGGGGATGATCCCATCATCAAACTGCTCTGCCCGGCAGCTCACCTCGATGGGGAAGGGTAGCCTGCGGATCTGGTCGTGCTCCTCCAGGATCTGGAGGACCAGGGCGGCGATGTTCTGGCTACAGTCCAGCCGGTCCAGGATGCTGGACCTCTTCTTCCTGGGCTGTCGGCCTGCTGGAGCAGCTCGCGGAGGAGTGCCCCCTCGACGGGGCATGTCCCGGGGGGTGACCAGGGGGGAGTCCAGCAGCAGCCCCCGAAGGTCCCGGCCTTCCATCTGGACCTCGGAGCCCTCTTCCCCCATGTCCACGGTCCACTTGTCGACCAGGCCCACCAGTCGCAGGTCCTTGTCGATGGTCCGACCCTCGGGGGTACGGGTGGCCAGGATGGAGCGGCGCACACCCGGGGTGACCTCCCTGTTCATCCCATCCGCGAAGTTCTCTGCTGACACGGTACCAGCGTAGATCTCGATACGAGCAGCTGAGACGGTCCTGGGGTCGATGGGCAGTTCTCGGTAGTCGAAAGCCAGCTTGAAGGTTGCTGCCTGGGTGTGTCCCTGGAAGTCCACGGTACACTTCTGGGGCACCCGGTTCATCACCTGCGCTCCGACCGAGCCGGGGTTGGTGACCAGGGGCTCGTTGACGAAGTTGTCCCCGCCCTCGTTGACCCGGACGGTGAGCTTCTCCTCGAACTTGAGAATGAGATGCACTACCACGCTGGGGTAGCTGGTGACTGAGTCCTGGATGGGCATGGTTCAGCCGCCTTCCTCGGGAGAGATTCCCAGATTGGGGATGGCCACCAGCTGTCCCGCGTAGAGCTCGGTATCCGTCAGCCCGTTGTAGGTCAGCAGCGCCTGCCACTGGTATGGCGTACCGTAGTACCGCAGGGACACGTCCCTCAGGTCCTCGCCTTCACGCGCCCGGTAGGTACCGATCACCAGGGAGGGCCCGTCGGTCAGGGCCCTCTGTCGGATGATCGCTTCGTCCCTCAGCCTCTGGGCATCGGTGATGGTCTCCCTGACGTAGATCTGCATCTGCAAGATCTTCTCGGGGTCGATGGCCTCCAGAGCAGCAAGAGCCGCTGCATCTGCCCCAGCCTCGTCCGTGGGCGGCCCCATGTGGGAGGTGAAGGGCAACAGTCTCTGGGGATCGGAGAAGAGCAGGGGCCAGCCGTTGGACTCCGCCACGTCCTTGACGTGTGCGGCAGCAGCAGCAGCAGAGCCGAAGAGGCTCTGCACGGTCTGTCCTGCGTCTCCGATGGCGAGGGACGAGGAGAAGCCGCTTACGGACTCGTCCACGGAGCGGGAGAAGTCGTTGAGACGGTTGACCGTGTTGCGGAACTCCTCCATCCCGGAGTTCACCAGCTGTCCAGGCGTATCCAGGATACGGGTGAACCTTCGCAGCAGCTCCCGGAGAGCGTTACCGCCTTCCAGCTGCCCAGCCGGCGGGCCGTAGAGGGGGGAGGCATTGGCTCTGGCCTGGGAGACCCACTGGAACCTGGCAGTCCACTCGCAGTCGTGGATGTTGTGCCACTTCTGGTTGAACTTCGTCAGGTAGCCCCTGCGGATGATGTAGCCCCAGGTGACTTCCAGGAGCTGTCCCTCCCTGCGGACGGAGTCGAAGAGGTTGGTGGCATCCACACAGGAGGTGACCTGGGTACCGCCTCGTCCGCCCTCGTTGCTGTAGTTGGTGCTGTGTAGGGTGGCGGCTCTAGCGGCGTAGGGGCCTTCCACCTCGATGCAGGCCTTGCCACCTCGGGAGGTATCCCCGATGAACTTGTCCTTCCAGAAGCCGGAGATGGAGGTCTCTCCTTCCTTGGGACCCATGACGTTGCCCCAGCCCTCGGGGTTGCCAGCGGGGTTGACGATCTTGACCCTCTGCTCTCCTTCGAGCTCCAGGGGGCCGAGAGGCAGGCCTCGGGAGGTGAGGGCGATGGTCCTTCGCTGTCCGGTGGTTTCCCGGATGACTAGGGCTGGTACTTCCGGGATGGGGGCTGACACGGGGAGAGACTACCCCGAGGTCAGGTGGAACTGAAGCCCGGCTGGAACCCGGAGGAGAGCTGGGTCTCCGCCATGGCCTGAAGGTCCGTGACGAAGGCAGTGGCCACCCGGTCGGGATCGAAGCCCTCAGCGAACTTCTGGGTGATGTCGAAGCGACTGAACCGGAAGTCGTTGTGGGTATGCGGGACCGTGGGCCGATCCCTCCGCCCGTGACGATTCAGGTCCGTCTGAGCCTGTTGCAGGGATGCACGGAACTCGTCCAGCCAGTGTCCGGCGCTCCTGGTAGAGGATGCGAGGGACAGCTGCTGTGCCGCGTACTCCTCATCGGAGCGCAGCCCGAGCTCGTGGAGCAGGTAGTTGGAGTCCTCACCAAGGGTCCTGGTGAGCTCGTGGAGGAAGTCCCCGATCTGTCGGAAGGCGTCGATGACATCGAAGGACTCGCCTGCGACGTTGCCGAACACTCCACCCAGAAGTCGGACGATCCCGAGGAATGCCTGGACGAAGAAGTCGATGCCCGTCACGGCCAGGATCGCCGTGGCGCCAAACGTGAGGGCCAGGATCGACAGGGCCCCCATCAGAAGGTTGACTCCGATGAAGACGAGCTCGGAGAGTCCCTCCGTCAGCAGCCCCAGCACCAGAGCAAGCACGGTGATGGTTGGCGGGAGCACGGCCCCCAGCAGCACCACCAGGGTGTTCATGACAGCGTCGTAGGCCCGGTAGAGCGTCAGCCCCAGGCGGAACAGCGGACCGATCACGGCATAGACAGCCGTCATCAGCGCGACAATGGTCCCGCCCGCCTGGCCCCCCAGGAACATCCTGGTGATCAGGCTAGTGATGATGAACCCGATGGGGCCAAAGCTCACACCAAGCATTCGCAGGATCAGGGTCGGTAGCGCGTTCCGTAGTACCTCTGTCCCTCCGATCTGGTGCTGGCCCATGACACGGCCAACGTAGCCCCACATATGGGCGTACCCTGCCCCGACTCCGTGGACAGCTGCATGTCCGAACCCGGCAGCGGTGTTGGCCATGTTCCCGATCCTGGAGGCGTGGCGCACCAGCCAGTTCTCGGCTCGGGCGGATGCAGCTCCCAGCCCCTGGATCTTGGTGGTGACCCAGTCCAGACCACCTGCGAACTTGGTGGAGATGATGGACAGTACCGCCCCGATTCTGGGGGCGAAGGTGGCCAGCTGGATGTTCACAGCGGACATGGTCCGCTTCCAGGCCTCGAAGAGGGGCTCGGAGCCGGCCAGTGAGATCTCGTGCTTGAGGGACCGGAACGTCCCCATGGTGGCCTCGTAGGAGTCGCCCATGGCGTCCATCTGAGGTCGGAGGGCGTTGGCGATGTTCTCCATCACCTCCACCTTCTTATCCAGGGTCATGGCCCTGATCTGCCCTGCTGTGACCTTCTTCCCGCGGAAGGTGGCTACCTGTGACCAGACCTCCGTCCACGAGCGGTCCACCATGTGCGGACCGTTGGTCAGGAACTGCATCATGTCCCGTGCGGTCTGTCCGGCGTCCACACCTCCAGCGATACCGCCCGCAGCGGTGTAGCTGGAGAGCCGGACGGCCCGCTGGAGCGTCATGCCCCTGGCCTGTGACAGGAATGGCAGGCTCTGCGAGAATGCCTGCATGTAGTCGTTGGTCTCGCCAGGGAGGATAGCGGCCATCTGGTTCATCTCCCGCATCACTCCGCGGGAGAGGTTACGAGCCTCCTGGAACTGGCGATTGTAGACCCCGGTGAAGGCCGTGGCCCTCTGGGCTGCATCGGCTCCGGGCATGGAACGTGCAATCTCCGCATTGATGGCGGAGACGGACTGCCCGACGTACTCGTACTGCCTGAGGGTACGGGAGACGTTGTTGATCTGCTGCTCCCTCTCCGACCACATGGTCCCGATCTGGTTGAGCGGGGCCACGATGGCGGAGAGGGAAGCCTGTGCAGCGTTGGCGATATTCGAGACCGACCAGAGCTTCTGGCCCAGCCCGACGATCCCGGAGGTGGCTCCGTTATCGACGAAGGATGCGTAGTAGGCCAGTTCCTGTGCGAGCTCGAACATCCTTCAAGGCTCCGATCGGTTCTCTGCGGTGATCAGTTCAGCCAGTGCCTTGGACAGCGCCTCGGCATCTCCTCTGGGCATGCACATCGCCTCGTTGATGGGGACATGTCCATACCGACAGAGGACCGCAATACGCTGAAAGAGTGCCTCCTTGTACGCGGCTACACCGACGGTCCGGCCTGCGAAGAGCCCCGCCGCGAACGAGGCTACCGGACCTTCACGCTCGCGGACTTGAGAAAACTGGAGGAGTCGTCCTTCGAGGGCTGGTTGACGTGTCCGTAGGCCTGGAGGGCCAGGGCACGGCCCTTGGGGCCCAGCTGGTTCATCACCCGGTCGACCGAGTCGTCAGCGGTGCTGATCTCGATGGTGCCATCCTCCACCAGGGTGGCGCGGACGAGGCCCTCCTTCACCAGCTCCTGCATCAGCACCCCGCCGTCGTTGCCAGCACGAGAGAGCGCGCGGCTCTCGGAAGAGGCCGGCAGCTCCCGGATGGTGATGGACAGGATGCCCGTGTCCTCCTGGAGCCCCTTGGGGAAGGTGAACTCCATCTCGATGTTGCCACGGTAGCTCTTGGGCTGAAGACTCTCGCTCATGATCTAGATCTCCCTCTCTCAGTTGTTCAGGACAGGACGGCTGAAGCGTCCGAACAGGCGCCGTCGACCTTGACGGAGACATACTCCGCTCGCCCGCCGACCGATACGGGGAAGGCGCCGAACTCGACGTCCGGGAAGGTCACCCGTGCCACGTCCCCGTTGGGCCACGTCATGGTGGCCTTGATGTTGATCCGGATGCCAGGCGTGCGGCGCTTGGCCTTGTCCACAGCCGACTTGATCAGCTTGAAGATGCTGTGGTTGTTGGTGTGGATCTCCATGTCCATCTTCACGCCCTTGAAGACGGAGTCCTTCCGCTCGGTGAACTCTCCGAGGTAGCCCTCGGACTTGATCTCCGTCTCGTAGGTGAAGCTGAAGCTCTTGATGCAGGTCACCTCCGTCAGGGGGGCGGAGTCCTGGATGATGAAGATCGAGACGTTCTGGCCGATCAGGCGCTGGCTGGGCATCTACTTGGTTCCTTCCTTCTTCGATCAGGAGGCGGTGACGGTGATGCCGCCGGGGCCGATCTCGCTCTGGGCCACGATCACGTCCAGGGTCTGGAGCATGAAGACCTTGTGCCGGATGATCCAGACGCCCTGGGCGCCCAGGGCCGGGGTGTTGCCGCTCTTGTCGTCCAGCAGGTAGCTGTCGATCCGCTGGGCGTCGGGGTTGTTCTCCGAGAGCAGGTCCGCCAGGAAGGCATCCGACTCGGAGAGCAGCGCGTCCTTGATGGACTGCCGGCCCAGCATCTTGGCCATCTGGTTGTAGCGGGCCGCCAGGCTGTCCTGGATGAAGTCCGCCATCCGGCGACGGTTGATGTTGGTCTCGCCCGTGGTGAGCGAGGTGGTGATCCCCGACTGGAAGATCGGACCGACCACCCGGTCCATGCGGAGCGCGCAGATGCCCGCCTGCTTGAACAGGATGTAGTCGTTCATGTCCAGCGTCGGGCACCCACGCTGGTAGCCGATGATCGGGGCCAGAACGGTCGGGACAGGCTCCGCAGCCTGCCCAGGGTTGAGCTCCGGCTGGAGCTTGGAGAGCAGGGCCGCGAGCCAGGTGTCCGTGGTCACGTCCACGATCCCGTCGTCCGTGGTCGTCCCATCGGCGCAGGCGATGGAGATGCCCACCAGCTCGGGGATGAAGGTCCGGTTCCCAGGCCAGGAGTAGAAGCCACGCTCGTGGCGCACCGCACCGCCCGAGCCGCCCACACCAGGAGCCGCCGAGCCCAGCACCGTGGACTTGGTGAGGGTCGTGAGGGTCGGAGAGATGACGTAGTCGCGGGTCAGCCCGCGAGCCGAGCAGTCCAGGCAGTGAAGCCGGAGGTAGGACTGGATGGTCGAGTCCTTGCGAGCGCAGACCACCACGCTGATGACGTTGGTGGGGGTGTCGTCGTTCTTGAGGGCATCCAGGGCCTCCTGGTACCGCGACCGGATCAGGGACGTGGTGGCAGGGTTCACCGCATGGACCGCCGCATCGTAGGTCAGGGGCCCGGTCGGATGGGTGATGCCCGCCAGACCCGAGTCGCCGGCCCAGTAGGTGGCCGAGCTGTCCGTGGGGACCGGGTAGGGGGTGAGGTCCGTGTCCGCCGCGATGGTGCCCACACCCGGGCGAGCCAGCACCGTGAACTGGCCAGGAGCTGAGAGAGCGCCCGTCGCGCCCGAGTCCGCATCCGAGCCCGCATGGACACGGAAGGCCAGGGCCGCTCCGACTCGCCAGTCCGTGGTGTCGGTGAAGGCCGTCCCGTCCTGCTTCTCGACCGTGATCTCCAGCCCGTTGGCATTGACCGCAGTCACCCGGAGCGTACCCGCCAGGGCACAGTCACCGTTCTGGGTACCCACCGCCGAGGTGAGGCTACCAGCGACCACCGCATCCCCGACCACCACTCCATCCGCCACGAAGCTGCCCGTGGTGCGGGTGATGGTGCGGGTCACCCCGCCGACCGCCGAGATGGTGGCCCCGTCCACGCCCACGGACTTCGGGGCGAGGCCGGTGAAGTTCACCTTCTGTGCGAGGTATGCCCGGTTGGAGCCGGAGCGGAACTCGGTGCCAGCGGGGACGCTGTAGCCCGAGACCGGGATGATCGGGGTGGTGTCCGTCGCGGAGCGGTTGGTCGGAAGGTCACGCCAGACCCTGATACCGTACTGGGTCGTGCCCGAGGCCGGACGAATCAGGTCCACAGGCTGGACCACCAGCCGGGAGAAGGCCTTGTTGCGGAGCTCGGCGAAGAGGTTGCCCATCTCCGCCCCGAACTTCCCCAGCTTGCTGTCGATGGGGCCGATCCGGTTGACCAGATCCGAGCCGCCGTACACCTCCGCAGGGCGGTACGAGCTCACCACCTGCCCCGAGGAGTTCACCACGCAGGTCAGACTCATGTCCGCACACTCGCCCACCGCCGCGACCACGCCGTAGCTGGCCCCGTCGATCCCGCCCGGGACCTTCTGGTCGACGATGACCACGCCCTCGATGGCCGTGAGCTCCTCGGTACCGGGGAAGTAGGAGTAGCGACGGATGAAACCTGCACCTGACATGGGTTGGGACCTCTTCCTTGTGGAGTTCGAGCGAACCTATCAGACCTGGCCGCTGACTTCTACTTGCGCACGAGGCTTGATCCTGGGCAAACGGTGAATCCTGGCCACAGGGCTGTGTACCTTCACAGATAGAATCAGCTTCCTGTACCTGAACTGGTTGTCGTCGGGAGAGTCCTCGTAGGTCACTCGCTCCATCCCGAATGTCGCTCGGAGCCCATGATAGTGCTCCATCTCCAGGGTCAGACCCAGAGCATCCGGGGACGGATTGAACGCATCCTCCAGAGCCATGAGGACGTTGTCCCTGTCGGGCTCTTCCTGTGTCCAGATGTGGATACTGACGGACTGGGTGAGCTCCCCGCAGCCGAAGACGGCCCCGCCATCCTCCAGATGGTCGGTAGGATCGCAGGTCGGCTGGATGGACCCGTCAGATTCCCCGTAGTCCAGGGAGCCCTCGGGGAAGACTGCCGCGGAGGGATAGGCAGCCTTCTCCTCCGGGGGCGCCTTCATGGTCAGCACCTTCACGAAGCTGGTGTGATTGCCCCCGGAGATGGGGAAGACCAGGGTCTTCATGTAGTCCGCTAGTGCGACCACAGGGGCCTTGGCCGCAGAGTAGCGACGGACTGCGGTGGTGATCTGACGATCTCCCTGCTCTGTGATGACTCGGGTTGTCACTTTGCGTCCTTGGCCATCTGCCTCTGTACAGATTCACGGATACGATTTTTGAAGATCTCAGCCACGCGGGGCTTGGCTTTCACTCCCACGTTTCTTGGCTTGAGTCTCCACTTCGCCCTGCGATTCATGGCGACCAGGATGGCCCATGCCATCTGTCTGGAGCTCAGGGGGCGTCCGGATCGGTCGCTGAACTGGATCCCACGGACCTCGACCCAGTCCGCCAGCTTCTTGGCAGCTCTCACCCCCATCAGCTTGCCCTTGGCCGAGACGCCCTTGTCCACGTACTTCGCCCACGCTGTCTTGTTGACCAGTGAGACGAACAGCGGGGATGCGCCCCATTCTACTTCCCAGCCACCGAGATAGGCTCCGGTTGCGATGGCCCCGGGCTTGGAGTGGGGGGAGTCGGATGCTGGGGTTGCGTCTGCGGTACGGGCAGAGAGGACGGGGATGGACTGCCTGGCCGCCGTCTTCATCCCCCGCTCTACAGCGGCTTTGAGGTTGGCGGCGATCTTGGCCTCGATCCTCCCTGCGTTCTTGAGAGGGACCTTGACCCTGGTAGTCACCCCGGAACTCCAGAGCCTTCTCGATCAGTCCCAGCTCGGGTGAGTCTGGCGGTCCACTGTAGCCCTGCGGCATCGTAGCTGGGGACACCCTGGACCAGGAACCTTCGACGGGTCTTGGTTTCGGCATCCCCTCGCATCAGGACCACCTCCCAGTAGAAGGTCTCGTTGTCCGGGATCTGCCCTCCGAGGCTGTTGTAGCCGAGGAGCTCCTTCTCCGTGTACCTCGGGGAGATCTCGCTCACCTGGAGGGTTCCCTGCTCATCTACACCGATATCCAGCAGCTGGCGGTTGACCGAGCTCACCGGATCGACCTTCGGGGGCGGGAGTAGCTCCTCCTCGTAGAAGACGGTCTCGGTACCTTCTCCCCGGCTCTCACCGCTCCAGCGAGTACGAACCAGGAAGACCCTGTACGGGTAGAGCCCGAACTCGGAGTTGAGCTCCCTGAGTTCGTCAAGGCAGCCGTCCATGGCCAGCTCCCCGAGGAGGGTCTTGGCCCACTCCGGGGGTCGGTAGTTGCTGCCGCTCATCCACCCCTCCCAACGACGTAGTAGAGGTAGAGGACGTAGAAGATCACCGACCCTGCCACGACCCCGGCGATTGTGGCCAGAACGTCGGAGATGGTGCGATCCTGCTCCTCGGTCGGAGCATCTTCATCTCTGGGGATGCTCATCTCCGCACCTTCACGCTGGTGGAGTTCGCACCGCCGTTGAAGGCGGAGGCGTAGGGGTAGTACGGGACTCCGAGCTCGTCGGAGAGCTTGAGGGCCCAGCGGACGTACTCCTTCTGGATCAGATCCGTGGGAGTCTTGCCCGGGTCCGCCGGCCTCATCTTGATCTGGCCAATGGACTCCACGGTCAGATAGCAGACGGCCTTCAGGAGCTTCTGCTCCAGCCCATCGAGCACGGAGAGGAGCTGCCGAACCCTCTGGGCAGAGAACTCCGTCAGGTGGTCCATGGCGCTCTCCAGCAGGAAGGTGCCCTGCATGGGGATCACCATGCCCATGGCGTAGACACTGACCGCGCTGGTCCCAGGGAATCCCAGGTGCCTGCGGGTCTGCGCCTTCTCCGACTCGGAGAGCGTTGCGCTCATTCAGATACCAGCTCCATCTCCACGCCCTGATCCAGCAGCTTCTGGGCGATCTGGGGATCACGGACGATCTTCCCGACCGCCACGTAGGTGGTTCCGCCCTGGATGATGACCATCTGCTCCTTGAGCACCCTCCAGGACTTCTTCGCCAGAATGACCTGGGGAACTTCAGGGGCCTGGATGCTGGTCAGATCGACTTCCTCGGAGCGAGGAGCCAACTTGATCACCGGAGTCGGGAGGCTGTGCTTGCGCGCCATGTGGGTACCCTACCAGCTTGGGACAGGGTGTGGAAGCGCCTGGGAAGTAGGCGACGGACCGCCGGTACTGGGCGAGAGGGGGGTGACCTTTCCCAGCAGTCCGTCTGGAATGGACCCTATCAGCCCCTTGCGGAGCTTGATAGGGCTTCAGTGATGAGAGGATGATCAGGAGAGGCGGGGGGTAGGCTTCGGTCAGCTACGACGCATGCCCTTCAGAGCTCTGCGTCAAGCGTCATTTCTACCCATCGAACCCGTGACAGAGCACGACCTGGCGCTTGTAGCGGGCCGGGGTGCCGGTGGCCGCGTCGGTGCGCTGGGGCCAGTCACCGTCGAAGCGCCAGCTGGTGGCGACCATGTCCTGGAGCCGGTTGGTGGGCGCCCGCATGATCAGCTTCACGCGCTCCGAGGAGACCTCGATGCCGTTGTTGTTGACCTGGACCTCGCCCATCTTGCCGAGCATGCCGGCCTCGGTGATGAACTGGGCCGCGTCCTGGTAGTACTCGTAGATCCCACCGAAGCCGGTGAAGAGGACGCGGTGGACCTCCATGCCGGTGGTGAGGCCGTTGTTCATCAGCTCGGGGGCGAAGGCATCCGCCGAGCTGAAGGTCACGCCGTCGCGGGGCGAGACGGTGAGCTTGGTCGGGGCCTCGTTGTTGTCCACGAAGACCACGCCGAGCATCCGGCCCACGACGAAGTCCGTGTACATGTAGTTGTCCGGGCGCCCGGTCAGCATGCGCTGGATCTCGGTGTCCGCCATGAGGGCGGTGAGGCTCACCGGGCCGTTGTGAGCGTGGTAGCTCCCATCGGGGTGGTACGGGATGTTGTTCCGGCGGAGGCGCATCACGCAGTTGCGGATGTCCTGGAGCCGGGGCAGGTCCGTCACGCCCAGGTCGTCGACCTTGTTGCCGCCGCCGACGAACACGACCTCCGAGCGGTCGACCGCCTGGACGTAGTCGCGATCCGCCCAGGTGTGGGCCGCATCGAGGAGCAGCGTACCGGGACCGATCTCGTCGCCCGCCGTGGCCGGGGTGAAGCCGATCACGTTGCGGGTGGTGCCCGCGATGGAGATGGCGAGCGGGTTGGACGAGCTCACCGCCGAGAAGCGGACCCGGCTGCCCGCCGCGAGGGTCGGGTTGCGGCTCTTGGTGAAGCCGTTGAGGCGCTTCACGACCAGGGAGGTGGACGCGATGCCCGCGCCGTTGGCGACGGTCCAGCCCGACTCCGCCGCGTTGTAGAAGCGGTTGCGGACGAGGCGGTTGAGGGTCTGCGCGGCCTGGAGGCCCAGCTGGTGGCTGTTCCGCAGGAGCAGGTCCACGATCGCCTGGACGCTCGTCGGGATGTTGGTGTCGATGGTCCCGGCGTAGGTGTTGAGCTGCGCCTCCCACTGCTCGATGGCGTAGCTCATCGGCTCGGGATCGGTACCCGGACGGAGCGGGGTGCCCGTGGGCTCCATCAGGCCGGGAGCCGACGCGATGTAGGTGTCGCCCACGCCGGCAGGCCAGGGGGAAGCCACCACGTCGCCGCGGTAGATCATGGCCGGGAACAGCGCGTCGTGAAACGCCCGCTCCAGGTAGCCCTCCTGGACGACGGCCCGGACTTCGGGAGTCTGAACGATGTTGGAAAAGTCGACCATGTCTCTTGTTTCTCCGCTGCTGTCCGGCCCGACTACTTACAGGCCACTTGGAATCGTTGCGTGTTCTCGATCACACCATCGAGGCGGGGTTGCGGTAGCCCTTCTTGCGAAGATGCTCCTGGAACTCGTCCTTGTTCATCTGCATCGCGGACTTCGGAGTCGTCTCCGAGGCCTTGCTGGCCTCGACCTCGCCGGAGCCAGGGCCCTTCGGGGGTCGACCGTTGAGCGGAGAGGTGTTCACCTCCACCGCCTCGACCTGCTTCTCCTCGGCCTTGGCCATCATCGCCTGGCGGAAGACGCCCGGCTTCTTGGCCTTGAGCTCCTCGACCAGGTACTTCTGGGGGTCGAAGTTCTTGGCGACCTCCGAGGGGAGCTTCTGGTAGTGCTTCTGCATCGTGGAGAGCGCGTAGTCGATGTCGTCGCCGTTGACGTCCGACTCGTAGGCGATCTGACGGAGCGCGATGTCGTTCTCCAGCATGGAGATCCGGCTGCGAAGCCCCTGGATCGTCTTCTTCAGCGAAGCGTTCTCCGACTGGAGAGCCGCATCCGCCGCTCCCTTGTCCACCGGACGCTGCGGGGGCTTGCCCTGGGGGCCCGCCTTGAACATCTCGTCGATGGTCTCGAAGCCCATCGACTGTGCCCGCTTGTTGAGCGCGTCCAGCACGGAGCTGCGACCAGCCTCCCGATCCCGCTTGCGCTCCTCCGCACGGTCCTTGGCCGTCAGACCCTGGAGAGCCTCGCGACCCTCCTTGGGCTTGGCCGGAACCTGGACCTCGGGCTGCTCGATCGTCTCCGTGTCCGGAATGACGGTGTCGAGCAGCTCCTGGGTCTCGTTGTTGTTCTCTTCGCCTTCCATGATCCTATGCCCCTCTCTCGTTCTTCAGTTGTTCAGACGCCCGACGCCCAGATGGTCGTGACGATGTTCTGGTCAGGGCGCGGGAGGTACTCGATCACGAAGGCCGTCACGTCCGCGCTCGGGAAGGTGATGCTCTTGCCGTCGTCCGAGAGCAGCGCCAGGCCCACGTTCGCACCCGCAGTCGGGGTCAGCGCCGTGCCGCCCGCATCGGTGATGGCGTAGCTGCCGACCGAGTTGGCCGTGGTCGCAGCGGTGACGCGGAGGGTCTTGACGTGCTGGATCGCCGGGAGCAGGTCGCTCGTCTCGCGGTCCAGGCCCGAGATGGTCGCGCCGTTGAGGCTCGCCCGCGAGGTGATGTCGTGCGTGGCCGCCCCGGCGAGGCCCACGAAGGCCACCTTCACGGAAGCGAACAGGTTGCCCAGCTTGATCTTCTTGAACGCGCGGTCCAGCTGGTTGGGGTTGCTGTTGTTCAGGATGCGCTGAAGGGTGATGTCCGCAGTCGTGGTCGTCATGATGTTGATTCCTCGTATCAGGCTTTCTCACCGAGCACAATGTAGACCTCAGTGTCTACCGTGGACTCGCGGAGCAGGTCGATGGCGGTGATGTCCAGATCGTCCGACTGGAGAATCAGGCTCGGGTCCACGGGAATGGACTGCGTAGCCCCCTGTGAACTGGTGATTCTCACACGGACGTAGCCCCCCTCGGCCCTGATGCTGAGGAAGTTCACCGCAGCCAGAGCGCCGAGACTCACCGGAGTCGCGACATCCGTAGTGAGGGAGACGTTCGTGGAGAGTACCCGCTTGAGGTAGACCTTCTCCTCCAGGGTCAGAAGCACGGTAGGCTGTCCCGAGGGCGAGCCTACCGGGTTGGCGATCGTGATGGCTCCTTCGAGCTTCAGTTCCTGCTGTGAAGACATCTCAGGTCAGCTCTCCCGTTCGCCACAGCCAGGCTCCCACCAGGATCGGATCCACGGTGGTGATCTCATCCGCAACCATCTGGGCCACAGCGATGGCATCCATCGGGTCGATGCCCTGGAGCATCTCCGGAAGGCCGTCACCCCAGCCGTCCACCAGCTCGACGATCTTGTCCGCCATGTCCTCCGGCAGTTCCTGATCGTCCGAGAGCAGGATCGTAGGCTCCATGTCCTGGACCTCCTCCTCGATCTGGGGGAGGTGGGGACGGACGAGGGTGGCGAGGTTCTCCATCTTTTCGGGAGACATCTTCCCCGAGCCAGACTGGAGATTCCCAGCCTGCTCCTCGGGGAGCTCCTCCATCGGGACAGGATCTTCGTCCTGCGACTGGCCCTGCGACCAGGCCTTCATGTCGACAGCCATGTGCGGAGAATCTCCTGAGCCAGCCGATCTGTCAAAGCCCTACCAGGATCCGCCATCCTGGATCTGACGGGCCAGAGCCACGGGGTCCAGCCCGATCTCGTCATCTGAAACCAGGTCTCCATACCTGTTCTCCGTGACGATGTGGCGGATCAAGGTCTGCACGTTCTCAACGTGGCTCTCGTCCTTCTTCAGGGCGTGATGCTTCCCAGACTGACCACCGAGGATTCCGTCGTCCTCGTCGAAGTCCTCATCCCGCTCCTCAACCTCTTCCATCTCGTCGATCATGATCTGGTCCCCCGCCTGGTGTTGAGTAGCCCTCGCCTGGCGAAGAGTCGATCGAACTCTCGGGCGATGGGCTCGAAGTCCTTGTCGTTCCACTGCGCCTGTAGGTTGGCCAGTCTCTTCCACTGATCCCCGAAAGCGCGGGTGTCGGATCGGACAGCTCCGCCGGCCCTGAGCCCCACCCACTGGGCGTAGCTCCTGGCGAAGAGCTCGGGAGGCATCAGCAGGTACTCCGCGCACTGGCGCTTGTGGTGGAAGCCCTTGTCGGTGAGCTCCTGGTGCCGCTTCACCAGCTGCTTCACAGCTGCGGACTTGTAGATCGCGTTCATCAGGGGGGCGATCTCCTTGGATCTCTTGGCTGTGGCCAGCCCCTTGAACCCCCACTCCCCCGTACCGAAGACGTTGTGATCCAGGAAGTGCCCGTACTCATGGGTAGCGATCCCAGCCGGACCAACTGCCCACTTACAGACGTTGATCTCCGGAGTTCCAAGCCAATACTTGCCACCCGCCCCGCCGAGTGATCCCGTCACCTTCATCGGGACGGGCAGGGTGTCCTTGGGAACCCTGTGGACCTTCCCGATGGAGTGAATCGCCGTGTCCACACCCCGATTGGCATCCTTGGAGAAGATCAGCCCGTAGCTGACCCGGATCAGATCCTTGGGGTGTACCCCAGGGTCCTTGACCCTCTGCTTCTCCCCAGAGCTGAGTCGCAGAGTCTCCTGCTCCGGTGGCTTCACCCAGTAGGTGCGCTTCACCGTACCGTGCTTGCCGTGGGCGACGATCAGCTTCCTCTGGAGACCTGTCGG